GACGCTCTTGACTTTCCTTAATCATGCGAATTTCGCGGTCTTTTGATTCAACTAGTTGAGCCTTCTCATCAGCAGCAGCCTTGGCTTCTGTGATTTGTTGCTCTTTGTCTTCTAGTGCCTTCATTAGTTTAGCGATTTCCTTGTTCTCATTTAAGTGAGTAATAGCAAATTCACTAGCAAAGGCTTCGAATAGACGACGTCCAAAGTTGTTCTCGCGAGCAATTTGAATGTCTTCTTTTAGTTGAGTCAATTCAGACTCTAGTTTCTTGCCTACAGACTCCTTAACAAGTGCAGCAGATCTGGCAACAAATTTGTCTTGTAGTTCGGCTAGTTTGGACTTGGCTTCTGCTACTAGACGTACTTTTGTTTCTACTACGTCTTGCTTGTCTTTTGCAAACTCTTGAATTTCTTCTGCTAGAGCCTTGATTACAAACTGCTCAAGTTTCTGTGTAGATTCTTGTGCAACTTTGCGATCAGAGCGCAACTCTTTGATTTCTTCTGCTAGTTTTCCAACTAGGAATTTATCAAACTTGCCAGCGGCTTCGCTCATACGCTTGTTAAAACGTACACGGTCTGCTGCTAACTGTTGCTTTTCCTCAGCAAATTCTGTGAGTTCTGCTTGGAGACCTTCTGTGACCATCTTGTCTAGAGCTTCGACCATTACGCTTTTATCGTGTTCATAGCGTGTAGAGAACTCGTCGCGCATTTCTGTGCGAATTTGTTCACGTGCTTCATTAAGTTTGGATTCCCAGGCTTCGTTAATTGCAGTCTGAGTTTCTTCGTTAATGATACCACTGTCTACTAATGGTTTGATAGCATCAAACATGGATCATTCTCCTGTTATATTTTTAAGTCTTTGATGAGGCGAGTTACTTCCTCACGCAAATACTTCTGTACCTTTTGATCAGCACCGGCATCTTTTGCCATTTCGAGTACCCTGTGTCCGCCACGCATATTCATTAAGCCTTCATAGACTGCTTTTGGATATGCATTTGGAGCACTGGGCTGTGCTACAATATCAACTGTGACTATATCAAAGTCACTGACGTGTCCAGTACCCTCGTTAACGTTACCGCTACCTCGACTGCTTACGCCTAACTTCACACCTGATTCCAACATAGTTTGCACTAGTTGGCCCATAGGTGTTGGAAGAACCTTTAATTTACCAAATCCATTGGGACCGTCCATCCACATTTCTGTAATCATGTGGCTAACTCTGTCTAGGTTAATTTTTAAATCGTCTGGGTGATCTACTTCACCTAACACGCTGTAACCTTCTTGGATTTGTTTGTTAACATTACCTACAGCATCGGAAATTTCACTAACGGGGTATACTCTTTGATTGGCGTTTTTAACGCCGCCCTGTATGAATATACCCTTCATATAGAGATTTTTACCTTTGCCGTCAGCATTTGCTTCCGCTATAACTTCCATTCTAGCGTTGTCAAAGGTTAAATGCTCTTGTAGTAAGTTCATTAGTGATTATGCCTTATACTTTACCTGCACCGGATACTTTTTTCATATCTGGCTTTGTGGTCATTCCCATGCTTGTACTCTTTGGTGTGGCGCCGCCTTTGTCTTCGCCGCCTGCGTCGAAGTCAACTGCTTTACCGCCCATGTCGTTTTCGCCAGCAACTACAGACTCAGTGTTTGTACCTGCTTCTTCAGATTCAACTGGCTGACCAACTTTTTCTAAGTATTCACGGATCCACTCAGATTCTGTCATTTTGCGACTTTTCTTGGATTCAGCAACTTGAGGCTCTTGCTCTTCAGCAACTTCCTCTTCCTCAGCAACTTCTTCTTCCTCAGCAACTTCTTCGGTTTCCATAGTGTGCATTGTTTCAGCCATATCGCCTTCGTCGCCGCCCATGTCCATGTCCATGTCGCCTTCTTCTTCACCCTTGTCGCCCATTAAAGCATCAAATTCTGCTTTTAGTTCGTCAAGTGCGTCTTCTAGATCCATAACACGGTCTTCGAGTTCTTCGTCGTCGCCGTCCTCATCGCCTTCTTCCTCGCCGTCTTCGTCGTCCATGTCCATTTCGACTTCTTCTTCGTCATCCATTTCCATTTCGTCGTCTTCGGCTTCAGCCATACCTGTTTCATCTGTAGTGATTTCGTCTACCATATTGGCCACTTGATCACCGCCGACTTCTTCTAGGTCTTCTTCATCAATCAATGATTCGTAGATTTCACGACTCTTTTCTACAACGATGCTGTGGAAAAGTTCACGTGCTTTGTCTTCGTCTTCATTAATGATGTACTCAATTAGTTGTTCATATTTGCTCATGTGTTCGTTCCTTTTAAAAAAACCATGGTTTAAAATTCTGTATAGTTATTTACAGAATATACGCATTTTATGGGTTAAATGGGCATTTTTTGACTGATTTTAGTGACTAATTATAGTCCTAAACCGCCACCTGCGGGCTGTTGAGGTGGTTGATACTGTTTTGACACTTTGTTCAGCATCTGTTCATGCTCTAATTTACGTGTGTCATTCATGGCACGTAACTTGTTTAATCTATCCAAAGTCAAGCGAGTTTTACGTGTGTCAGTGGCACGAATAGCACTGTTATCGTCTTTTTCAGAATAATAACCATCTGGTATTTTTTCGTAAAGTTCAAGCAAGTTCATATATGTATTTACTAATATTTGTTATATTGCTGGTGCAGCGCCTGCTGCTGCTCCTGCAGGTGCTGCGGTTGCTGGACCTGCGCCTGCGGCGCCACCTTCTTCGGGTGGTAGTTCAGGAATTGCTGCAGCTTCTAAGTCACTGTCTAGTCCACCAGGGCTAATGCCCACACTACGTAAGCCGGCTTGTTCAACAGGTGCTTCTGTACTGTCGCCTTGTTCTTCGCGCCACATACGTTCGTTTTCTGACAGTTCTTCTTCAGTTAGACCCAAGTAACGTGTTAGCAAGAAACGCTTGCTGAGATATGGATACTGCTCTAACTGAGCAAAACTGCTGATTCTAGCACCATCAACTTCTGCTTGTCTATAACTAGCAAAGTTTTGAGGTTCGTTAAACTGTAGGTCAAACAGGTTAGCATCGATATTAATACCACGCCAACGTAAGAATACTTTAAACTCTTGATCTAGTTTTTCTACAATCATACGCTGTAACCGCATACAGTACTGATTAAAACGCCATTCCTGAATAAGTGCAGTGCCTACTCTACCATCACTGAATGTGTTAGGGTTGCTGGTGCCATCATCAAGTCCTGTGGGCAAATAACTGGCTGGAATACGCAAGCCTCTAAACAGTTTGTTGGTAAAGAAGTGTAAGTCTGTGATCTCGCCCAAATTCTGTCCACCTGGTAGTGGCTCAACACTACTGCCTCGGCCATCAGCAGTAACTGGAAAGAAAAAGTCTTCATTGGTGCTCAGAGGATTGTAAGTAGCGTCCATCATGTTTTGTCCGCCGCCTGTCTGTGTAGGAATTCTACGTTGGTGTACTTCGTTCTTGATACGCTCCACAAACGCCATGGCCATGTGGCTGGGCATGTTACCTACGTCAATTTTAAACACTCTACGTTCTGGCGCACGCTGTACACGATAGATAATGATAGCGTCTTCTAGCAGTTCTTTTTGTTTGAAAACTTTGAACACGTTTTCTAACACTGAATTGCCAAAAGGCCAACTAAAGTCTAGACCTTCTGTCAAACTCATGTGAACAATGTGTTCAGCGTTTACAGTGGTTTCGTTTTGTGCATGACTAAAACGTGTGCCTCCACTGTAAGGAGTTGCTGGCTGAATATAAGCACCACTGGGTCCGCCGACTTGTGGATGATTAACTGCTACATCGCTGGCGTTTACAGTGGTAGCAGTCAAGTTCATAAAGTTTGGCTGCAGGTCTTTGATCACATATTGTTCAGGTTTTTTGCCTTCGGCTTCGTTAACAATAACTTTGGTAACCTTACTCATTTCAACCCAAAACAACTTAAAAGTTTCTGGATCTCTAATAAAAACTTGGTCTCCGTACTTGATAGTATTACGGAACATCTTAAAGATACGTTTGTTAAATTCGTTTAAACTGATCCACTGTTGTAGTTGTTCGCTAATAATCTTAACTTCGCTGTCAGTGGGTTTGTCTTTCCAAAAGAACTTGAATGTACTACCGTTCGAATCATTGGTCTGTGTACTGAACTCAGCAAGAATGTCCAATGCAGCGTTCACTTCTGAATCCATGTCCATTTGTTCGTATTGATTGTAACGTTCAATACGGTTTGGATGTCCAATGTAAACTTCTGGCAAGTTACTTTGGAAGTTTCTGTAGTTAAAAGTGTTGGACTGTCCGCTTTGACTGCTACTGATTGGACTCAGTGCGCCACTGGTGTTTGCGGTTCTAAAATATTTTTTCCAAGCCATTCGTAGTCTCTTTAGTTACATATTTACCTAAAATCAGTAACTGTTGTTTAATATTCGTCGATTAATGTCATTAGTTTCATCAACTTTGTCGGTAAGTTCCCTAATTGCCCTGACCATTGGTGTCCAATCTATGTCCATTGGTACATTGCCGTTGGCCAGAGGAATAATGGCTTCGGGACCCGCTTCACCTGCTATAACAGGTTCGTTGGCTACACCACCAAGCGCATAAGCAGCAGGATTCATACCTGCAAATTCACTAGTCCTAGCATATTCTCTTTCTTCTGCAATGCGGCGAGCGCTGGGCCCAGTTGGGGCCTGTTCCGTTATACCTAACACTCTTGTAGCAAATTGTCTTATGGCTGCAGTCAGTGCCGGCATGTCATTATTAGCAATAGCATTTATAATATTACCCAGACTCCTTGTGCTATCGATCATTTTTTGCTGCATAAAAGTGCCAAAATCTACCAAGTATTGAAAATTTGACATACTTTCAATTGCGGCTCTGTCTAGCGTAATACGTCTTTGTTCTAAAGCACGAGTAGCGTCTGTAAAACCTTTGGTTGCACCAGTAAGATCCACAAGTTGATTTGCGGCCAAGTCTTTAGCTTGTTGTGCAGCATTAGCGGCTGCAGTAAAACTGCTGTTCAAACTGCCCGCTGCGTCAGACAGAAATTTCACAATATCGCTACCATAACCTGCCTGTGCCAGGGCTCCAAAAGTTTCAAGTCCTAGTGCAGCCTGTCTTGCAGCAGGCGCTGCATTTGAAAGAATTTCTGTGCTTATTGTTCTAAAAGCATCTTTACTACTGTTAATGCTATTAGCGATTTCTCTAACTGCGCCTGCTGCAGGCCCTAAAAAGTTTTCTAACAATATCATTTCTCTGCTTACAATACCTGTACGTAGACTTATCAAATACTGCTGTAAATAAGTTTGAAATTCTGGACCAAACTTTTCAACCTGAGCAAATGCTTCACTTAAGTTTTGTCTGGCATCGGGTCCTAAATCGTTTAGTATTGCTGCAAAAGCAATCTGTCTACGACGTGCTTCTTCTTCTTTTTTCAATTCTTCAGCACGTTTGCCTGTAAGTGCTGTAACTTCTCGCTGTCTGATCAAGTACTGTTCAACGGTCCGCCCTAAATTTTGATTACGTCTTATTTCATCAATACCTGCTGCGTTCTGTAAACTAATATAGTCAATGATTCCTTGATTAAGTTGGTCAAAACTGCCGTACTGTGCCAATAACCTATCGTTGGTGTCTCCAATTCTTCTGCCCATTATAGCAACTAAGGCAGCATTTCTTCCTACTTCGCCGCCCATACCTACTAGGGCCTGAACATTATTGTTTACAGTTTTAGCAAAAGTATCGAGGCTTACTTCAGCAGCAGTTGCACTAATCATCATAAGGTTTATACTACCTCCAAAACTAGCGCCCTGTTGACTGAGATTGATAAAACTGTCTGCTACTCGCTGTGCATTGTTTAACTGAAAATTTACTAATTGACCTGCTATTTCTAAACCAGATTTTGCAGTTTGGGCAACACGTTCGGTCAGGTCGCCAAATATAGGAATACCTGCGGATGCTAATGTAATTATATCAGCCAGTTTACCCAACGCTCCAACAGTAAAATCAATAGCCGGTGTAAGGCTGGTAAATGCACCTTGAGCGCCCATTGTGGCGCTGCTTAAATTGGTACTTTGTTTTACTAAATTAGAAAATGTATCAACAAGTTGTCTACGAGCAGCTTTTATTGCTTCAGATCGTGCTTTCTCATACTTTATTACATCATCTTCTACTTCTTTGCGAGTTTTCATCGTGCGAGTGTAATCACGAAGGCCAGCGTTTAACCCTTGGGCAAGGCTTTGTGTAGCACCCGTTGTCTGATTTAGAGAACCAGTGAGTTTATCTAAGCTTTCTTGAAGTTCTTCTACAGTGAGATCGGCCATATTTAAAACTGGGCATTTATTCCAGATAAGTACTAATACATTATTTATGGTGATCAATTGCTATGCAAACAGCCTCTACTAACCCGTTAGCCAAACACTTTAGACAACCTCAGTTGTACATGCGACTGCCCAGTGAAGGTCGTTGGTACCCAAAAAATGCCATTGACTATCCGCAGAGCGGAGAAATTCCTGTGTATGCTATGACTGCAAGAGATGAGTTGATATTTAAAACACCGGATGCCTTAATGAATGGACAAAGTACTGTTGATGTTATTCAAAGTTGTGTTCCTAATATCAAAGACGCTTGGTCTATACCCACAGTGGATCTTGACAGCATACTAATTGCAATTAGACAAGCAACCTATGGCAATGAAATGGAATTTGTGTCTGTCTGTCCCAGTTGTCAAAGCCGTAATGAGCACGCTGCGGACTTATCTGTTATTAAAGACAAAATTACTTGTCCAGATTTTAAAACGACTCTGAAAATAGAAGGACTAGAAATATTTTTCAAACCGCAGAGTTATAAAGAATTTAATCGCAGCAGTTTGGAAAATTTCGAACAACAGCGTATTATCAATATGGTCGCAGACGAAAACGTCGATGAGGATACAAAACTTGCTAAATTTCATCAGATGTTCCATAAACTGCTGACAATCACCGTTAATGCTGTCAGTAATGGAATAAGTGCTATACGCACAGAAGACGGAGTGTTGGTAGAGGATGCAGCACAAATTACTGAATTTTTCCATAACTGTAATCGTGCAGTGTTTGACGCAGTCAAAGAGCACATACAGAGTCTAGGAAAAAACGACCCGTTAAAAAATTTACACGTTGTCTGCGACAACGAAGACTGCAAAACACAGTATGACACACCTTTAGTATTTGAGCAATCAAGTTTTTTCGTATAAGGCTTTTGAGTTCAGATAATAAGTCTATCGCTCAGATGTTGGAAAAGTTCGATAAAGACTCAAAAGCCTTAAAGAAAAATTTACTTAAAATGTGTTGGTATATGCGAGGTGGATTAACATATGATGAAGCCATAATGCTCAGTTACGAAGAACGTAGTTTAATCAATCAAATCATTGAAGAAAACTTAGAAACGACAGAAAAAACAAAATTGCCGTTTTTCTAATGGCGTTATAAGTATCTCTTTTTGTAATCTTAAAAACTACCTTACTAAAATTATAAGCATACCGCTATATAAATTTACTGTCTAAGAAACAGTAAAGGAGAATAGTAATGGAAATATTACAAAAAGTAAAAGCATGGGCGGGTGGCCTTGCTGAAGTTGGTGTCAGTATCATTGCACTAGCAATCGTCGTGGAAATTCTTTTCAAGGGCGCAGCAATTCCATTTATGCCAGCAACCAGCGTTATCACTAACGTTACAACAATTATTGCTGCTCTAGGAGCACAAGGCTTAGTTGGTCTTGTCGCAATTTGGGTATTGTACTCTATTTGGAAAAGCAAATAAACTATTCCTAAATCAATGACAAGAAAGACTGTTTGGCCAACAGTCTTTTTTTTTGATTGTTAAAAGATGTGCAAGCACATCTATCACTTTCGCTTTCGCTCAGTGATATTTTTTGTATTCTAAGAGCGAAGCGATAGTAGTATCATCCAGATAAATCAGTCACACTTTGCCCAGACAGGGCAAAGTGAGTGCATCATCCGAGTAGCACAGTCATTAGCGTTAGGACTATAATGTATGATTTATGTAGCATTAAGCAGTTTAATGCGACATTAATGTAACATTACGTAGGCGGTTGTCCGGTACCTACTCATCCCGTCTTCGTTACAACGGCGGTTTATACTGAATACGCTAACATTCTGTATAAACGTGCTGCCCCGCGGCAGCGTCTTTTTTGCCTTAGAAACCTGTTCAAACAACTAAACCGCGGCAGTTTGCGATCTTCGTCCTGTTAAGGATAGTAGTTGAGTGCTCTGTTCAGCGCAGAGTCTTGCATCCCTGTCCTCCATAGAGTCAGGTCCAACGCACACGATTTTAGCCTGTGCTAGCCGTTACTGATTTTGTTTAAGATGTGGGAGCCATGGACACGGACTTGTATATGTCCGTTATAATATTCTTCGGATTCTAATACACGCCTTGAAAATTGTTCTCTTGCTTCAACGTAACTGCATTCTGCCTTACTCTTACAAAGGTATAGTATTTCCCTTGTAAAATTTTCAACACCCAGTGTTTTTACGTCTTCGATTAGTTCCAAATTAGAGCCATAATATTCGCGCCAATCAGAGTCGACTTGTGATCGAATCTTCTTTTTGCGTTTGTTACCATTTTTATATTTTACAGTTCTTACTGAAGTTTTTTTAAATTTTGCTAATTTTTTGCCTATGTATTTGCGCCCTGATACACAGTTTGTAATTAGATATACAAATCCAGCACAGTCATCGGGTAATTGGTCAATATCTTTACCTTCATACAGCCAAGTCATCGGGGATTTGTTCTAAGTCCATGTGTATCTTTAATTATGCCATGATAGTTTATAAGTTATAAGTTCTGATTATTCATTGTAATTGAGTGTTTCTTTGCCACTGATTACTAAAATTAGTTTGATTGGATTTACTACTGCAGGTCTTTTTGCAGATCGGATTACAGTTATCAGTATTCCAATTGGTTTTTATCTCTGGAAAAGTCTTATAATATGCATCGGTAGATCCCAACCAGCAGCAAGGGTATACTTGCCCTTGACTGTTTACATAAATGCTTTTTTCTTGTTCTGCAATGCACTCGATTGAACCCTGTTTTATTTTTGGTTTTTGCCAATTTTTAGGATGTCGAAGCCAATCTACTGTACTGGATCTCTTGCTTACTTTTGCTCTAAACCATGTAAACCCCATTTTTTTGGCAAGACTTTCACACTCATCAACTTGATGTTCGTTGTGTTCATACACTAACATATCCCAATGTGCTCTAGCACCAGTTTTAATGTATGCTTTGGCATTTTCCATAAGTTTTTGCCAATTAACACCCTGTCTGTAAATGTGATTTGTATCCTCAAGTCCATCTATACTAAAGACAACGTAATCCTGTTGTTTATTAAACAACTTACCTAAAACGGTCCACCATGCAGTATTTTGTATAGCACCATTGGTGTTCATACCTAATGTTATTTCGGGATTAACGTGTCTAAAATAACTAAAAAGTGCCAAAGTATGTTTGCCTGCCGCCGGATCCCCTAGATTTCCACAGATAAACATTTTATCTAATTTGGCGATTAAATCATCCGATACACAGGATTGTAATTGTTCTACAGTAAGATGATTTTGTGTATTTTTGTCGAAATTGCTATTAGTTTCGCGCTCACACAATGGGCAACTGGCTTGGCATACATCAGTGCTTTCTAAATGTAAAACTCGTACAGGATAGTGATTATACAACTTCGACATCTGTAGTGTAACTGGTAAATCCGTTTTCTTTTACAACAGTGAGGATATTATTTACACGCCCTGCTAGTTCATCTTTGTGGCTCACTAACCAAATACTCTTGTTGCTTTCGCGACTCATTTTCTTAAGTATAGCCAAACTGTTTTCCACACCCGAAGCATCCATACCCGAATCTACCAATTCGTCAATAAACAACAAGTTGATAGGCTGATATAGACTTTCCCATACGTCACGGAAACTCCAACTTAAACTGAGAATCAAACGATTGCGTTCTCCTCTACTCAAGTTATCAAAGTCCAGTTCACGTCCCAGTTCTTCGATACTTACAGTTAAGTCGTTTAAGAACTTGACTTGATGAGGCAAGCCAATACGATCCAAATACTGTGCCAGTCTACCATTTAAGTAACTGAGATTTTGGTCAATGATCTTTTTACGGATAAAAGAATCTTTGTTGGTCAACAGTTTAAGCAAAAACTCTTGATGTTCCTTAACTCTAGTCAATTCGTTGATAGTGTCATAGGTAATTTCCTCAACAGCAGTTTCTTTCATTTCTTGAATCTGCTCGCTGTAGGGATCTGGTTCTTGTTGTTTAGCAGTTAATTGTGTAAGCACACTCGCCATACTGCTTCTGTGTTCAAACGCATCTGCTTCTGCGGAATAAAATGTCTCTGGACGATTGCCTAACTCGCCGATGTCTACGACAGTTTTTGTGTGTTCCTGCCATTGTGTGTCGTTCGTAAGCAACTGTAGTGCGGCTTCTTGTTTTTGTTCTTGCTTGCTTTTAAGTATTTCTTCTTGCTTGGTGTCATGTATGTCCTGCCCACAAGCATGGCACTTATGATCTTCCAGTAGAGCAATTTCTTTTTCAAGTTTGCTGATAAGTTTTTGCTGTTTGTCGTTGTCACGTTCGATACTGGCAATCCATTTTGTACATTCATCCAACTGCGACTTTTTTCTATCGTAGTCTGCTAACAGTTTGTGTGCTTCGAGTTCTGCTTCGATATCTAGTTTGGCCAGTTCATCGTAGGCACTTTGTAGAGCACTAACTTCACTGTCTTTTTTCTTTTGCCACAGAGTTTGTCTACGTTCCAGACTTTCGATTTGATTGTTGATACGCTCGTTGGCATCTGAAACTGCTTTAATTCTGGCTTCTTCCTGCTGAATCGCATCTTTAGTAGCGCGGTTTAGCTCTTTTAGTGCTTCAGCTTTTTCACTCAACATTGTAATACCCAGAAGCTGCTCAATGATTGCACGTTGGTCATTGGCCCGCATACTGAGGAAAGGCTCTGTATAAGTGTTTAAGGCCACGACGTGTTTAAACATGTCATGACTCATGTTGAGCAAGCGTTCAATTTCCTGTTGAGTTTCTCGACTATCGCCTTGACTGTTATCGTCTCTGCTTTCCTGCTCTTGGTCATTTACATAGAACTTAAGCACGTTGGGTTTGCGTCCGCGCTCAATTCTATAACTCTGTCCTTCACAGTCAAAGTCAATTGTGATCAACATGGCCTTGCCATTAGTCTTATTGATCAAATTATCTTTTTTGATGTTAGTCAGTGCCTGTCCAAACAGTGCATAACTTAGTGCATTGATGATAGTAGTCTTACCTGTACCATTACGTGCGCCACTATCGTCACCGCCTAAATCTAAGTTTTCCCCTAAGACCAAGGTCAAATCTTGACGGTCAAAGTCGATACCCTGTGTGGCATTGCCCACACTCATAAAGTTTTTAACAGACAGTGTTTTTATTTTAAACATTGATATATTTTACAGTTTTAACTGTGAAAGTTCAAGATCTTCGAGTATTAAATAATGGCGAAAGTTGTGTTCCAAAATATCTATTACTGATTCTACATCTTGTTTGATTTTTTCGATAGGTTGACTAACAAATTTGTTTATACTGTCACAAACAGCATCAAATCTGTCAGAATAATCTGATATCGCATCATAACTTTCATCTATTATGCTATTGAAAGTTTTAAATCCTTTTCGTTGCAACAGCGTCAAAATCCCTGCGCCGCCTAGTACAATAAACGGTCGTTTGCTAGTTATAGGACGCATCGTTTTTTCGGTAATATATGGATATGGGTGGTTGAACAATGTTTCTGTAACAATATCCAAGCCAAAGAATTGAAAAAAATCAGATTGAAACCGATTAGATGAATCATTAGGACCTCCGGGTATAAGCGGAGATTTAACACTATCTGTTAATGGCATAGTGTTTCCATTTTTTAATAAAAGTTTATCGTTTACTCTCGTTAACGGGTCTGGTTTGAATATGGTATTCATGCTTTTATAGAAATTTCTATTTTATCAATCAGTCCACTTTGTTTGATAAAGTTATACAATGCAAAACGGTGTGATCTACGTGCGCCCATCATTGATAGTGCAGGTCGCTGTATACTTTCTATATTTACTGGAATGTCGTTGACTACTTCTGAACAATAGTGTTTGCTAGATAAAAATGTTTCAATTACAATTGGCTTATCATCGGGATCGTGATTCTTATTAATTTCTTCTATCTCTTTGGATATTCCAAAATGATTCGTGCAAATTACGAATACAAAATGTGGAATGTTCATCTCGTCAATGACACTGAAAAAATTATAAAGGTTTAATCCGAATTTTAAAAAATTACTGTCGTAATAATCAGTGTCAAAGTGTGTAATGACTATTTTATCCTTTTCGCCGAAACTTTCTTGATTTAGTTCGGCTAAACGATCTTTTAAAACATTAAAATCGCGGTCAAAGGCTAGAAAATTAATAACATCCAAGATATTAAAATGAGATGACAGTTTATTAAAATATTTGTCAGTGAGTTCATGGTCTGTTTTTTTAGTATGCATGTTTTGACATCCAATATATCCACATGATTCCGTCATAGATTTCTATAAATGTCTAGTAACAGATTATTATCGTAGTGATCGCTGGCAATAGCAGTGAGTTGATTGGTCACAATCTGATCTACACTTTCAAACTGCACATTGCCCTGTATTTCATATTCTGATAAGTCTGTGTTCTTTTGTGGCATCAGTGTAATTTCACGTAACTTGTACTGTCCGATAAAAGTTTCTTTGATAAAGTTGGCTTCTTCGTAACTGATGTCAATATCCAAGTTTACACGTACATGCATGCCCGGTGCCAGTATGTCGTCAGCATGATCCAATATAGACGCTAAACCTAATACACGATATCTAGGTTGATCAGGCCATGCATGGTACTCAGGCTCCTTGCCCCATTCTATAATACACAAGCCTCTGTCATCATCGCCAGCGTCTGCATAGTTGTGCGGAAAGCAATTTCCAATATAGGTAATGTTATTATGGCTTTGCCGTTTATGAAAATGTCCGGTGTAAACATGCTCTACTCCGCTGAACTGCTCACGCTTGACTTCACCATGATCCGGCATCTGCACCATGGCGTTCATATAAAAGTGTGGCAGTTCAAAGTGTCCAAACACGTATTTGGTTTTTAGTTTACTAACACGTTTATAATCATCACCGACCAACCAAGGCGCAATAGTTACATCGCCCTCACTGAACCAATCATTACAGATTCTGACATTTGGCAAATGGCGTGCCCACTCTACACTCTGTATATCACGTTTGTCTCTATAGTACAAATCATGGTTGCCAGGGATAAAGTAAACCTGATCAAAGTTTGCGTTTAAGTGCTCTAACGCCTGTAAACTGTAGTTCAGTGTAACAATATTAATACTGGCACGGTTGTTGTGCCAGTCGCCTAAGAATAGTGCAGTTTCGCAGCCTTCTTCTCGAGCCTTAGCAGTTGCCCACTTTACAAAGTTCAAACAGTCTTCATTGTGTAATTGACTGTTGGACTTTAAGCCAAAGTGTATGTCCGTAAACACTGCTGCTTTTTTGAATAGATTTGCCATCTATCTATTATAACTTCGTTTTTGGTCTACTGCAACTAGTAAGTTTGTCATTCCTCGTAGTACCCGCCACCACCGCCAGTCATCATGCCTTGACGTGTATAACTGGGGTTTAAGTTATTCATTTCTAAAATATCGTCTCGGATATTCTGATTGCGCTTTTCGATATTGAGCACACGAGTAAACGAATTAGTAATAGCCGCAGTGTAGTAAGCAAATGGATTTTGGCTCTTGCTTTCATCAAACTGTAAGCCAATTTGGCTTAACTGTAGCAGTGCTTGACTACGCATTTCGTCGTTGTAAGTGTAGCCACGCCAGTTACTACGGGTAGCATAACGTTCACACAGTTTCATAAACATATGTGCCAGTTTGTTGGTCATCTGTCCATGCTCACGACAAAATTCACCTGACTCCAAATCTCCCCGCCAATGACTTTTGCCCACCAGTACAGGTTCGCCCTCTTCATCAACACGATAGTGATAAAACGGTGGAAAGTTTACTTTGACATACTTGTTGTGTTTGGGATCTTCCTCATCATACTCAGTATGTGCAGGTTCATCTTCATCCTCAAACAAGTCTTTGGCCTGTTGTCGTGCTTTGTTGGTTTTGACCTCATCCAACGGGACATGCTCCCAAGTCATTACGCGGAACACACAGTCAGTCTGGGGGATTTTGGTATACTTGATTTCAAAATCTTCTAACTTCTGCTTTTGTCCTGTTTCCTTTACAGCCTGCTCATGAGCCAGTTTGGTCAGTCGTTCTGCTCTTGCACGCCGTGCAGCCACAATGTTTTTCTTATTGATTTTTTTGACACTGTCTACGATCATGTCAAAATTAGCAGCATCTTGGTCTACATAACTGCAATAGGTAGTTTTACTTTTGTGTATTTCTTTAAGAATATCTTTATTATTAAGGTAATTGTGTTTAATAATGGTTCTCCTCAGTACCAGTCTATATTAGCATACTAAAACAGATATGTCAAACTTTGATTGCAAAATGGTGTAATTTTTAACGATAAATATTTTAAATCGGAAAAATTATGGCAAATCTTGGTCAAAGTCCCAGTAACTATAGTAGCAATTTTACACCTGACGGTGCAAGTTCCTCTGCAGGAATAGCTCCGCAACAGCAATATGCGCCCTCAGGTTCTACCAGCGGTTTTAGATTAAGCACAATCGCAGAAGGCATTGTGGAAGGCGGCGCACGAGCACTACAATCTATTGCTGGTGGTGTATTTAACTTTAATTTTATAGATGCCAATGGAGAAGTAAAAGATACTGTAAATGACTGGAGAATAAGGATCAGTATGCAGCCCGCAACTGCTGATTTATTTTATAATAATCCTAACGCAGGTGTACTTGCTCCATTAAGTTCAACTGCTGGCGTTATTTTTCCTTATACTCCAACAGTGGATGTCACGCATAGAGCAACCTATGGGGAACAAGCATTGACACACAATAATTACAATGCTTATTTTTATCAAGGCAGTGCAGTTGATCGCATCAATATAACAGGAGAATTTACAGTTCAAAATATTGAAGAAGGCGCATACTACATGGCTTGTGTTGCTTTTTTTAGAGCCTGTACAAAAATGTTTTACGGAAACAGTCAATTAGCAGGAACTCCTCCGCCAATGGTATTTTTAGATGGTTATGGAGCTCATCAATTACCTCACGTACCTTGTGTTATTACAGAATTTAACCAACAATTTCCTGGTGATGTTGACTACATTAAAGTTCCTATAGGTTTAAACAATTTACGCACAACTGCTGGTAATCAAGTTCAAACAAATAACTTTGGTGTGCCTAATAGAATTCCAACACAGAGCACACTACGTGTAACATTACAACCTGTATACAGTAGAAACAACATTGCAGACAACTTTACACTTGAACGTTATGCAGTCGGCGGGTTAATACAAGGCGGAAACGGCACTAGAGGAGGATTCTTGTAATGGCTGTAGAATATTCAAGAACCAGTCCTTATTACAATACTTCGTTGTCTGGCAACTTTCTTGAAATTGCTAATTTTCCAACGATTCCTAAAAATTCTGACGATGTGTTGATAACAGTTAATAGGACATATCAATTTAGACCTGATTTACTTGCTTTTGACCTTTATGGGGATCCTGGCCTATGGTGGGTATTTGCCCTTAGAAACCCTAATGTAATCTATGACCCAGTTTTTGATATGAAAATAGGAAGACGTATCTATATTCCTAAGAAAGAAACACTACAAGGTATAATATCGTAATGGCTTCATTAAATGACTTTGATGGAGTTGATGAAGCTATTCAACAACAACAAGGAGCAGTTTTCAATGAACCTGCACCGTTTGTGTTGCCTAACAGTCAACAAGCTAGTCCTGTAATTGATTCTGGAGGTCAATTACCCCCAGGCGCAAGTGTACAAGAGACTGCTACTCAAGCACCAACTTCGCCCTATGAAGTCGCTAATCCGGAAGTAGGCGATGCTACACTTTTCAGCGAACGCAATCCATGGACTGGACAAGTCAGTGGTACTGCTGGAAGGCAGGAAATAGTTAGGAACCCCTTACACGACTATGAAGATTACACATATAATTTAAGTCTACATGCAATTACAACAGAACAATACAACAACCTGGCTGAAAACCCAGACGGATATGTTCCTCAAAATGTATTAATTGCAGGTGCCGGCAAATATAGCGAAACTTTTCAGAGAAATATTAATTTTAGAGAAGATTTTTATTTTGATGAATTAAAATTTACCACAATAGTAAACACAACTACACGTTCTAAGTTTAGTAATGTTTTTGATATTATGTTTAAAATCATTGAACCTAATGGTTTTACTTTGATACAAAGACTGATAAATGCTTGCGAGGGCCCTCCCAGTGAAGGCGGCTTGGGTGGCCTAAACTACCTAAAACAACCTTTTATATTGCAAATTGATTTTTATGCACAAAATGTTTTAACTCAGGACAGTAGAGACTTACTTGATGCAGCAGATGTTTATGGAGTCGGTGGCGCACCTAATTTGCGTCAAGGGGGTCTTATACCCGATATGACAAAATTTATTCCTATTAGGCTAGTAGCAATGAAAACACGAATAGGAGTAAACGGAACAGAGTATAGCATAGAAGCACAACCATTTAATCATGTTGCATTTGAGCCCACTCATATTACACTACCAGCAGCCTTTACAATAAAAGCGGCTACAGTACAAGATATTTTTCAAAACAGTAACGTAGATCAAGGCGTTGTCGATGCAGAAACTCAAAGATATAGAACTGAACAAGAAGAAATAGAGCGCCTACAAACTTATGCAAACTTAGCAGATGCGTTTGGCCCTGGCACACAATCCCAAGAAGTACCGAAAACAACAACCGTTTTAGGTCAATATGGAGTTGCTGCTGGATATAATAGTTGGTATCGAACTTTACAAAGAAAAAGTTTCAATGGAGTCACTTACAAGCCTAACTTTATTAAATTTGTTATTGATTCTGAATTAGCAAATAGTGCAATATATGCCGACGGTCCAAACGATGTTAGCAATGCTGCTAGTAGAGACGATTCAAAGGACAATGCCCGTCAAGCCGGTGGCCTAAATGTTGGCCAAATACAGTGGAATTCGGGCACTGTTACAATGCCTGCAGGAACTAGCATCCAAAACATTGTAAAGTGGGCAATTTCTAATAGTGACTATATGCGTAAACAACTACTCGGGGTCGCAACAGGCAATGCCAATGCAAATAGAACAACGCAACTTCAAGAAGCACTTAAACTAGTAAGAATTATACCATCGGTGAAAGTTTTAAGTTATGATCAGTCCAGGCAGGATTTTCAATATGAAATTACTTACATTATTAGAAAGTACTTGATGAATACCCGCAGCCCACTTGCTCCGCAAGGTCGAGTGGCCGGCTATGTAAAAGAGTATAATTGGATTTATACAGGAGGTCAAAGTCCTTATACAGGTGATAATTTAAGTAATAGAGATGTGATTGATCTTCAGTTGGATTTCAATATGTTGTTTTATACAACACTGACTGCGTTTAAAGAATCAAGTAAACTTTTCAATACTGGAACATTCATCGGTGACGAATCTAGTCTGGCCGTTGAGGCCAGTGGGTTTGAAGGAGATCCTAATAATCCGAAACCAGTTATACCTAGTCAAGAATCACCAGCAGACTATGGGGTTCAGGACAGAATTGCAAGATCAGCGGCCTATTATGTTTCTGCTGATCCAGACGGCAAAAGAACAGGTTCTCAACAAAGATCAGTATATGCTGCTAGTGATGTTATAAACAATACCATATTAGATGCCCGAGGAGACATGATTAATGTCAAACTTTCCATTTTAGGAGATCCCCAGTTTATAAAACAAGACGATGTTTTCTATAATTTGGGAGTCGCAAATAAGACTTCATTGTTTACTCCTAATAATAGTTTTTGGATGGACGACGGCGAATTATACGTGTTAGTTAACTTCAGGAGTCCCGTAGACTACGATGAGTCCACTGGCTTGGCAATACCTTATCTTAACAAATACAGTTATAGTGAATTTACTGGTGTTTATAAAATTATTACCATTTCAAACACTTTCACAAAAGGTAAGTTTACACAAGTTTTAGATCTGGTGCGTTTAAGCATTCAAGACAGCAAGCGTGTGTTAGAAATACAACAAGCATACAGACAAACCTACAATCAAGAAATTGGCCAAGGACAAATTGCTAGATTTCCTGCAACTAGTGCATTAGGACAAAGGATAGCAGGTACAGTATTTTCTGGTGGCCTGTTGCAAGGCGGCGCAGGTGATATAGTAAACTCTTTAGCAGGAAAATTTATAAGTGAATCGGCTGGAAGAATTACATCAGAAGTAGCAGGCCTGGTTGAAGATATTGGAACAGATTTAATAGAAGGTGTCGGTGATATAGTCACCGACATAGGACAACAGTTAGGCATAATTGACAACGTTACTGATGTAATTGATTTCGAATTAGGCGACCCAACAGTCTTGGCGGGCGTGCCTGAAGTAGACTGGACCGGTTTCGGTGATGTTGTAGGTTGGTAAAAATAAGTAGAATATATGGGACAGCAAAAACCTTATGAAGGGACAAGACCGCCATCCTGGGTTAATCAAAATAACTCAGAATTTATGCCCATGGGGTCGATCTACAAAGGCTTAGTTAAAAAAATAGATTCTGCTACTCGTAGTGGAAGACTTGAGGTTTATATTGAAGGATTTAGTACCAATACTGCTACAGATCCAAAAGGATGGCGCACAGTAGATTATGCAAGTCCATTTATGGGCAAAACTGCAGGCCCTTCTTACTACGGCGCCACTAATGTTCAGAATGATTTCGTAAACACTCAACAGTCATATGGATTCTTCATGACTCCTCCAGATGTTGGGAATATCGTGCTATGCTGTTTCCCTAATGGAGGTTCACAACCGGGATATTGGTTTGCCTGCGTAAACCCTAATCTTAGTAAAAATATGATTCCTTCAATTGGAGGATTGCCTTTAGACAAGATAGACCCTGTAAGTGTGCCCCAAGACTATGTTTCTTTTTTAAGACCAGGGCAGACATATCCCGTTAGCGAGTTTAATGAAAATACTACAACGCCTTTCGCTAGTAATTGGGCAAACAAAACACTGCGCCCGTTACATGTTCCTCAATTTGCAAGATTAGTAAGACAAGGACTAGACACTGATGCAAATGGTCGCGGAGTCATTAGCAGTAGTATTCAGCGTGATCCTATAAGTAGTGTATTTGGCTTTAGTACGCCAGGTAGACCTTTGCCTGACCCAGCAAACGATACCTCCCTACAACAAAAATTAACTTCAGGTGAATTTAATCCAGCAGAATTTAGTGTAAAAACAAGAATTGGTGGCCACAGTCTCACTATGGACGATGGTGATATCTATGGCAAAAGTAATCTGGTAAAATTAAAAAGTGCTTCAGGTCATCAAATATTCATGAATGACACAGACGGATTCATGTATATTGCTAATAGTGAAGGCACTGCTTGGGTCGAACTAACAAAAGAAGGTGACATACTGGTTTATGCTCAAAGAGATCTGAGTATTAGAACCAGAGGTAACCTGATGATGCACAGTGATCAACACATCTCAATGAACTCTCGCGGAGATGTTCAAATTAAAAGTCGTGCTCTAAAAGTAGAAAACCAAGGAACTTCTATAAACTCAGAACAATCTATTAGACAATATAGTAAATCAATATCTGTAGGTGGTACTAGTGGTGTAAGCATATATGGTTCTAAAGCCAGTATTACTGGAGTAGGTGGATTGAGCATTACAGGATTTCCTACTCTAATAAATTCGGGTTCACCAGGGCAACCACCTACGCCTCCTCAAAAAATAAATCAATATAGATTGACTGATAGTGTTCCTACCCAAGCCAGTGGCTGGACTGCTACTGAAGGACTATTACAGTCAGTAAATTACAGGGTGCCAACTCATGAACCTTATGTCAGAGGAAATGTAGCACAACTTATTGAACAACAACAAAGCATTGCAAGCGAGTTTTTATCTTTAAATGAGACAGATGTTGAAGGCAACACCCTGAACCCAGTTAGATCCACTGGTCTTACTCCTGGGGTAGACAGTGCAGCAGCCTTGGCAGTAGATCCTACAAAAACAGCGCCTGACAGCATTTTCATTTCTCAACCTAACGATGGAAGGAGTTTAGGCAAACTTAATACAAGTCAATTCCGTGCTTATACTGCTCAAATTGGTTATACCGAAAGCGGGGGGAAATACGATATTGAAAATACGTTAGGATATCAAGGAAAATATCAGTTTGGTGCGCAGGCACTTATTACCCTTGGCTATGTTAAACCCGGAACACCACAAACACCTGATGCGTTGAATAATCCTAACAATTGGACAGGTTTACAGGGTGTGACCAGTGCCGATGTGTTTAGAAGGAATGGGCCTATACAAGAACTAGCGATGTACAATTATACCAAGGTAAATTATGCAAGCTTACAAAACCAAGGCTTAATTGATGATACCACAACTTCAGATAAGGTTGCTGGATTACTAAGTGCCAGCCATCTTGCCGGAACCGGAAATGTTTACACATGGGCCAAAACAGGTAAAGATTTTAATGACGGCTACGGTACACAACTTTCTACATATTATAATTTAGGTGTTTGGGGGCAAACAAGGGTTCCTCTGTTGGCAGAAAGCGATGCAAGTAAACAAATTGCGTCCACCAGTCCGGTACCTAATACTTCATAAATATTATTATGGCAATATATAAAGGATTTAGCACAGTTGGAAGATCTAAACATTTTAGATTAGTTGACTTTGAGTTAGTGAAACAAGACCTTACAAATTATTTTAATATACGTAAGGGTGAAAAATTAATGAATCCTGAATTTGGGACAATTATCTGGGACATGATTTTTGAGCCCTTAAATGAAAATACAAAAGCCACTATAATGTCAGACGTCAAACGCATTATTAGTTACGATCCAAGGCTAGCAGCACAAGATGTTATTGTAACTGAGTATGATCGCGGTATCCAGATAGAAATAGATTTAATTTACATTCAATCTAATCAAACCAGTAGATTACAATTACAGTTTGATCAACAAAGCAGAACTGCTTATCAGTTCCAATAAAACATCGGTTTTTCAACCAGATAAATATCTAAAACGGAACAAGTATGGCCACTACCACGAGACAGAGCAGTTTATTAGTCAATCAAGACTGGACTAAAGTATACGAAAGTTTCAGAGCAGCAGACTTTCAAGCCTATGATTTTCAGACCTTACGCAAAGCCATGCTGGACTACTTGCGTTTATACTATCCTGAAGATTTCAACGACTATACAGAAAGCAGCGAATACATTGCTCTAATCGACCTTATTGCTTTCATGGGTCAGAGTCTAGCGTTCCGCACAGACTTAAATGCTCGCGAAAACTTCATTGACACTGCTGAACGCAGAGACAGCATTTTAAAATTAGCACGCCTCATCAGTTATGTGCCAAAGCGTAATCAAACTGCTACAGGCTTTTTAAAGTTTGACAGTGTGCAAACTACAGAACAGATTACAGACAGTAATGGTTTAGATTTAAGTAATTTTGTTGTAACATGGAATGATAATACCAACCCAAATTGGTACGAGCAGTTTGTTACTGTACTAAACGCAGCACTTCCTGTTAATCAGAATATAGGTAATCCTGCAAACAGCGCAGAAATTGGAAGTATTCAGACTGATGAATACAATGTTAACATTCCTCCAGGCACTATTCCAGTTTACGGATTTAGCAGTCAAGTAGAAAATGCCAGCATGAGTTTTGAAGTTGTTAGTGCAACATCACAGGGTCAAAGTTATGTGTATGAAAGCAGTCCGCAAGTTGGAAAACCATTTAATATCTTATACAGAAATGACAGTTTAGGGAATAGCAGCAACAATACTGGATTTTTCTTTTATTTCAAACAAGGAACCTTACAAAATCTGACATTTAATCTGACAGAAAGTATCCCAAACAATTTAGTAAACGTCAATACCAATAATATTAACAACACAGATGTGTGGTTGTATGAATTAAACAATCAAGGTTTAGTAAGACAAGAATGGAACAAAATTCCTAGTGTAAACGGTGTAAACATAATCTATAACAATAATGCTCCAAGAAAAAGCTTTCAAGTAACAACAAGAAATAATGATCAAATTGATCTTGTTTTTGGCGATGGAACTTTTAGTGCCATTCCTCAAGGTACTTTTAGAACTTATTTTAGGACAAGCACTGGATTAAGTTACAAAATTACTCCCGACAACATGCGTAGCATTGCTATCAATATTCCTTATGTTAGCAGAGCTAATAGGCTAGAAACCTTAACAATTGTTGCGAGCCTGAAGTATACAGTTGCTAATGCTACTGCAAGAGAAAGTAATACAGAAATTAAGTCTAAAGCACCTCAGCAGTACTATACACAAAATCGTATGGTTACTGGTGAAGATTACAACATTTTTCCTTACACATACTTTAACACAATTAGTAAAGTAAAAGCAGTAAATCGATCTAGTAGCGGTGTAAGTAGGTATTTGGACGTCTTAGATACTACAGGTAGATACAGTAGCACAAACATTTTTGCAGATGACGGTGTTTTATACGAAGAAGACAGCGCCAGTAGCTTTGACTTTACGTGGAGTACAACAAACGATATTAACAGAATAATAAACAATAATATTTTGCCAATAATTCGAGGCAAACCATTATTACATTTTTATTATGATAATTTTAATCGTTTCAGTTTAACAGATCTATACTGGTCAAGAACAACCTTAGGATCAGGTTCAAGCACAGGATATTTTAAAAATTCTGCTGGTACAGCACAGCAGGTAGGTTCTGGTGTTTCAAATAATAATCTTTACATAACTGAAAACAGTCTGATTATTTTTACTCCTGGATCGGGAAAATATTTCAATACAGAAAATCAAATAACAGATATTCCTGCATCGGGAGTGATTCCACAAAATGGAAGATCAGAATTATATGTTACAGTTACAAGGCTGGTAGGCAATGGAGCACAAGGCACTCTTAGTGATGGATCCGGGGCAGTTAGTTTGAGTCAAAATGTACCAACTGATGCGATCGCGGCAACTGTTATTCCGGCATTTAGTAATTCTTTCAGTGATTCTTTTATAACACAAATTGTAAACCTTATTAGTAGTTACAGTGAGTTTGGAATACGCTATAATCAAAGAACGCAAACTTATGCAGTAGTCACGGCCCAAGATATAGATCTTACAGGAGCATTTAGTCAAACAAATGAAGGCTCTGAATCCGGCTTGAACCTTGACAGCAGTTGGTTGCTAAGTTTTTCATTGAATGACACAGTTTATACGGTTTCATCAAGGGGGCTTAGTTACATCATACAAAGTGTTTCGGAAACTAAGTTTTATTTTGATGATAGTTTTAAGATTTTCGATAGTACTACTGGTCTAACAGTAAATGACAGTGTGAACATACTTAAAGTCAACGGTGATCCAGATACAGGATCACCTTATACAAATAATATACTTTGGTATATCTACGGACAAATTGCAGAATCGGATGGTTATGTTGACGGAAGTAAAGCCCTTGTTACATACAGTGATGCAGATGATGACGGAGTCCCAGACAACCCAGATATTTTTGACAAAGTTGTTCAACCAACTGTAAATCCTTTAGACAAATATGTTTACCTGCAAAAAACTTACGGTTACGACAGTTTCGTAACTTACCAAATATTAGATAATACATTGGTAGTGGATCTTTATCCAACACAGGCATCGATTCAACCAAATATCAATGACTATCCAGTAGGTCAAATTTTTTATGCATATACCGACAAAGTCTTTTATGTTATAACTGGAACAACTTCTGCCCGTACATTAACTGCCAGCACAGATTATCTTGCAAGAACTGGTAGGCAAGATTTATATTTCCAGTATAGACATAATGCACCGGCCATTAGAAGGTTAGATCCAAGTCCTAATAACCTAATAGATTTATACATCTTAACAAAAGAATATGAAACTTTATACAGATCATGGGCATTGGATACTACCGGTACAGTTACAGAACCAGAACAACCCAATAATGAAACTCTAAGATTGGCTTATGCCGAACTAGAAGATTACAAATCGATAAGTGACGCATTAATTTACAACAGTGCAACTTTTAAGCCTTTGTTTGGTACTAAAGCTAGTCCAGAGTTACAGGCAACTTTTAAGGTAATTAAAAATCCAAATATTGGGTTAAGCGATAGTGAAATTAGAAGCCAAGTGCTTGCTAGTATTAACAATTATTTTGCAATTAATAATTGGGATTTTGGCGAAACTTTTTATTTTACAGAACTTGCTACCTATGTTCAACAAGGTCTTGCTCCAGCAATTAACAGCATTATTATCGTACCTAATAGTACAAATCAAACTTACGGTAGTTTGCAACAAATCAGTAGTGAGCCAAACGAAATTTTAATCAGTGTTGCTACAGTTGATAACATTGAGGTAATAACTTCCATAACCGCTGCACAATTGAACCTAGAAAATCAAGCGGTAAATACAATTATTAATTAAAAAAACAATGCCTATCACCAGAACGTTAAGTTTTTTACCAGCAGTATTCGAAACTGAAACTAATCAAAAGTTTCTAAACACTACCCTGGACCAGTTAGTAACTGAGCCTAATCTGACACCTATTAATGGTTATGTTGGTAGAAAATTTGCACCAGGTTATGAAGGTATTACTAGTTATATTAGAGAGCCTAATACTGTTAGAGCAGATTATCAACTGGAGCCAACTACAGTTGTAAAAGACAGCACAGAAGATGCGGTAGAATTCTATAACAGTTATCCAGAATTGTTGCAGCAAATCCAATTTTTTGGGGGCAATGTTGCTGATCAAAATAAACTTTTCAGCAGTGAATATTATACATATGATCCTCAGATTGACTACGATAAGTTTACTAATTTTGGATCTTACTATTGGTTACCAGATGGTCCAGCAAGTGTAAATGTTACTTCTGTAACTGCTTCATTGAGCGAAGCATATTACGTTTATCCAGACAACTCAGGTAATGTTTATAATTTTAGTGGATTTCAAACAGTTACTAATCCTGATATTGTGTTGGTGCGCGGCGGCACATATACTTTTGAAGTAAACCAGACTGGTAAAGCGTTTTGGATTCAATCCGACCCTGGTTTATCTGGCAAACAACTAGATAATAATAATTTAAGTAGCAGAGAAGTTCTTGGAGTTACAAACAACGGGGACGATGTTGGAACTATAACTTTTACGGTTCCTAGCAGCGATGCACAGGATGTTTATATTAATGCTAACGTGGTACAGAATGTTAGTTTTGTAACAAATTTAAAGTTTAGTGAAATTGATGGACAGTTATTAAGCAATGTTGCCGCGCTGGGCGGGTTAGACAGTGTTACTGCCAGTACGCTAATTGACGGAAAAAGTTTGATCTTTGGTACTTACTATACTGATAGTGCAGATTGGACTTCCAGCAGAAGCGGCACGATTGCCTCTGGATCACGCTACGGAGTTTGGGACATAACTTTAACACCCAGCGGAGATGACTTCACAGTAGAAATAGACCCAGGATCTAGTATTCCAACAGCCGATAAAGTTGTTATCTTGAGTGGCGTAAGTTTCGGTAATACTGAATGGTACAAAAACTCAAGTGGTTACCTCAGTCAAGTGCCAGTTATAACAGCTCCTCTTGATACTTTATATTATCAAGATGGTGTTGTAGAAGGACAAGTTGGAGTAATTCGTTTAATTGATACAACAACAGAAACGGTTAATGTTACAAGAGATATTCTTGGGCGAGTAAACTATATTAGTCCTAACAAAATAATTTTTACTAATGGTTTAAAGATAAAATTTGATAATTCAGTTACTCCCACATCTTATAGAAATAATGAATACTATGTAGGTGGGGTAGGAACAGCGATTTCCCTAACAAAAGTTTCTGACTTGTCTGTGTTTTCTGTTGTAAACAATGCTAACTTTGACCCAACATCGAGATTTACCGCCGCAGCAAACGCAAGTATAAGTCAAAGTAGAAATGAAATTTTTATAAACAGTAACGTAAATCCTATAAGTTCAAACATAAGAACGGCTTACACACCTACTGCATATAATCCTTACAACATTATCGAACAAGATTTTTCTTTCAGATGGCCTTTACGTGGAGGCCAAAACTTGCAAGGAGATAATACTGATAATTTAAAGAGACCAGGTACAATAGGAATGACTTTACCTGGGATACCACTTTACGGGCCTAGTAATCAGTGGTACATTGAAGGATCTAATGCTACTACATGGAATTATAATGCACCTGAAGTTAAAATCAATGGTCAAGACATTTACGGTGGCGCACCCGATAGTAATGGAGTATATCACTATCATGACAGTTCATTTATTTCTGCAAATGCATGGGGCAATGTTACAGGATTCACAAGCAACGTATGGACAGAGACTGATGGCCATAGTAAACTTTTAGGCTTTGCTGCTGATGGATACCCTATTTACGGACCTTATGGCTACGTAGATCCTGAAAATGCTGCTAGTGGTGTAACAAAAATGACCAGTAGTTATCAATCCAACGACACAGGATTTTATAGGCCATCAAATAAAACTATAACTGTTATAGCTAATACCACAGTTGGATCAAACATTACGGTAAGTTCTACTTTTGGTTTAAATCCTGGAATGAAAATCACATTTAGTAGCAACTCTTCAATAGCAACTCCTGACACTTATTGGATTACACAAGTTGCAGGCCAAACTGCGGTCGGCCCTGAAGAATTTACGGGCGGTAGTAATGTTGTACGATTAAACCGAGATATTGAAATTTATGAAAATACAGAAATTCAATTTTCGTTTAGTGCCGGATCATTTATTGAAGATTATAACTTTCAAGAAGGAAGCGGAAGCCTCGATAGATTCAATGGTAGGTATTGTGTAACCCCAGACTACCCAATGGGAACTTACGCATATTTTGCTACTGTAGACAGTGCAGATAATCCTGTTTATCCTTATTTTGTAGGTCAAAATTTTTATGGAAGTCTATCTATAACTGATTTAAATCAGTTAACAACACAAGATTACATCACCATTAATAGAAACAGCAGGGACCAAAACCCATGGAGCCGCCGCAATAGATGGTTTCACGAGTCGGTTATTAGAGCAACTAGCCAATATAATAATACGGCATTTACATTAAATGCAGACGATAGAGCCATACGTCCTATCATAGAATTTAAACCCGATTTACAACTCTTCAATTTTGGAAAAACAGCTAAACAGGCTGTTGACATCTTAGACACTGAAACAACTCGTCCTTTTAATACTGTAGAAGGTGTTACTGGTATTACACTTCAAGGAGTTACTATCGTTGACGGTATGCGGTTAATATTTGCTGCAGATGAGGACGATCTGACAAGAAACAAAACTTGGGTAGCCAGATTTGTAGATCAAGACGGAGACCCTGCCACAGCGGAAATACTTACCCTTGTGCTAGAAGAAGCTTATGATAGCACACCTTACCTATACGATACAGTTAGTGTTTTAAACGGAAATCAAAATGCAGGAAAAAGTTTTTGGTTCAATGGTACGGCATTTGTAGAAGGTCAAACTAAGAGTGGCGTTAATACTGCACCGCTATTTGACATTTTTGATAGCGATGGTAATAGCCTATCTGACACTGCATTATATCCAGTTGCAAACAGTCAACTTGCCTTTAACGGATGTAAGATATTCAGTTATAAGCAAGGAACAGGCACTAATGACAGTGTGTTAGGTTTTCCTCTTAGTTACCGTAGCATAAACAACCAAGGCGATATTGAGTTCACCAACAATTTTGATGTAGACACATTTACATACTATGTTAACAATAGCGATACTACTAAAAAAGTTAATATAGGTTTTATCCATCAAAACACTTCTAATTCGGCAGCAACAAGATTTACTGTTTGGAATAAAGCCATAGAAAATACTAAACAGTATCAGGTTATTGGTTATGAATTTGACGGATTAAACAATAATTTTATTGTGGATGTTTTACCTGCTGCTGAAAGCAGTGTGCCGAATTTACAGGTATTTTTAAATTTCAAGAAGTTAACTGCAACACAGTATACAATAGTAAGACTGCCCAATGACCAGTTGTCAATAAGAATAGATTCTGAATTACTAAAAACTGATAGTAAAATTGACATTTTGGTTTATAGCAACAGTGTTAGCAAACTTGGTTATTTTGAAATTCCAGATAACCTAAACTATAACGCTCAAAATTCTGTATTGTCTTACCCTACCCTAGGACAAGTTAGAAATCACGTCAAGCAAATTACCAACAACAGTAAAACATTCCAAGGCAATTATCCAGGAGCAAGTAATTTAAGAGACATTAATTTACAGGTATTTCCTGGCACAATTTTACAACAGAGTAGTCCTATTACATACGCCAGTATGTTTCTGTCAGATGAAAAATTAAATTTTGTTGATAGTGTTTATAATGCTCAACAAGAATACACTAGATTTAAAAATAGATTTTTATCGATTGCAGAAAGCTCTAATCAGATTAATATTTCAGATCCGATCAGTGGTGTGGACTATATTGTTAAGCAAATCAATGCAATTAAAAATAATACTTTTCCGTGGTATTATAGTGATATGGTTCCTTATGGGGATGATAGAACTATCCTTTCATATACTATCTTAGATCAATTACAGTCCATATATGAAATCAGTAATTTCTTTACTTTAACGTCATTGAGTAACAAAGCAGTTATTGTTTACCTTAACAATATCCAATTAATCAATGGAATAGATTATAGTTTTTCGGATACTGGCCCATCTATAATTTTAAGCTCAACTTTAAGTAGGTCCGTTGGCGACAGTCTTAAAATTTATGAATTTCATAATACAGACGGAAACTGGATACCTGAAACTCCTACAAAATTGGGATTATATCCTGCTTACAAGCCTGAAATAGTGACGGATAACACTTACGTCACTGCACAAACATTTGTAATAGGTCATGACGGCAGTAGAACTCCTGTTTTCAATGATTATAGAGACGACTACCTATTAGAATTAGAAAAACGTATCTATAATAATATTAAAGTTAGTTATGAAGAAAATCAAATTGATGTTTGGGCAAGCAAACCAGGTAAATTTAGAACAAATGATTATTCATTAAATGACTATAACAAAATTACTGCCGGCAGTTATCTAAAATGGGCTGGCCTTAATAAATTAGATTACACTACAAACACTTCATATGATGATGAAAATCCTTTTACATACAATTATGCAAGAGCATTAGATAGTGATGGTGCAAGACTACCAGGTAGTTGGCGTGCTTGTTATGAATATTTTTATGATACACAAAGGCCTAATACTCACCCATGGGAAATGCTAGGGTTTACTGTAAAGCCATCATGGTGGGAAACACGTTACGGCCCAAGTCCATATACTTCTGGTAATACAATACTTTGGACAGACTTAGAAAACGGTTACATAGCAGAAGGAACACGTCAAGGCTACAACTCCACTTTTGCAAGGCCAGGCCTGTCAACTATTATCCCGGTTGATGTAAATGGTAACTTGCTTCCTCCATTGCAAGTTTTAACAAACAATTACTATAGGCCCGATTTAAATCGAAATTGGAGTGTAGGTAACTATAGTCCTACAGAAACTGCGTGGAGAAATAGTAGTGAGTTTCCTTTTGCTCAACAAATTATAATGGCTTTAACAAAGCCAGCAAAGTATTTTGCCTTAGGATCTACAGTTAACAAATATGTTTACAACTCTAGTCAACAACAATATATTGTAGAAGGAACAAATTATAGGCTTACTCCAACAGACGTATTAATTAATGGGGATAAAGACACAAATAGTAATATTCTAAGAAATGCTAGTTATATTAACTGGATCAACGACTTTCAAGTTACTAAAGGTATATTATCTAAAAATAAACTAAAGACGTTTTTACAAGACTATACTGTACAATTGGCCTACAGAATGGCTGGATTTAGTGACAAAAATAAACTTAAAGTTTTGGCAGAACAAAACAGTCCAAGTTCCATTAATTCTAGTGTTATTGTGCCTGACGAAGATTATGATTTGCTATTAGGTAAATCTACACCACTGGCTAAAATTAATTACAGTGGGTTGATTGTTACTAAAACAGCATCTGGCTACGAAGTAAAAGGATATGATTTAAATAATCCAGTATTTCAAATTTTTGCACCCAATACAACAGGAAAATCTGATGTTGTAACCGTAATAAATGAATCAGTTAATTACTATACTGAATTTAGAAGGTACGTTATAAGTATTCCTTATGGCACTGTTTTTACAACATTACAAGATGTAGCAAACTTTGCAGCAGGTTATGAAAGATATTTACAGGCACAAGGATTCACTTTTAACTATTTTGATGAAGTACTGGGGCAAATAAGAAACTGGCAATTAACTATAAAAGAACTGTTGTTTTGGGCACAACAAGGATGGCCAGTCAACTCAGTTATTGGTTTGAGTCCAATAGCAAACGAACTTAATTTGAATCTTAATAAGACTTTTGTTGATTCTATAGAAAATAGTCTGTTTGGTAGTAGAATAGTAAATCAAAATTTTAGAATTTTAAATGCGGATCAGTATACAGTTTCCAGAAACCAAAATAACTTTACTATCAAACTTGATAAATTGAATGTAAACGCAAATCAGAATGCATATGACATGATTGCGTTTTTTGAGTGTAACCTGATACAATATGAGCACGTCTGTATCTTCAACAACCAAACTCAATTTGCTGACATTATCTATGACCCCCAGTCTGGAGAACGACAGTACAGACTAAAACTTGTTGGACAAAAAACAAATGACTGGGATGGTAGTTTATACGCTCCTGGATTTGTGTATAACAGTGAAGCAATTGACCTTTGGGTACAAAATAAAGACTACCTTAAAGGTGATTTAGTAGAATTTAAGAACTTTTACTATTCTGCAAGTAAAAATTTACCTGGCACAGTAGAGTTTAATTATTCAGATTGGCTACCTGTTGATAAGAACAATATAAAAACTGGACTACTGCAAAACTTTTCTTTCAACGCAAGTCAGTTTGTAGACTTTTACGACACAAATAAAGTTAATATAGAAAGCGAATCTGACTTACTTGGATTTGGTTTAATTGGGTACAGGACAAGGACATATTTGAATGACTTTGGTCTCGATGATGCAAGCCAGGTAAAATTTTATCAAGGATATATCAAACAAAAAGGAACAAGAAAAGCGGCTGATGCTTTGAGTCGTGTAACTTTTGATAACGAAGAAAATACCATAGAGTTAAACGAGAATTGGGCATTTAGAGTTGGTTCATATGGGGCGTTAGACACTAATCAAAGCGTAGAATTAGTTCTTAACGAATCTTACACATTAAACAATCCAACAAGTTTGGAAATTTTATCAGATAACACTGTCACGTATAGTAGTCTTTATAATAGACCAGACGGACTGTATAAATCCACAACTATACCATTTAGTAGTCCTTTCTTGTTAACAAGAACTGATAATACACCAAGAACTGACGATATTCTAACTGCAGGTTATCCTAACATAGAAGATGTAGATGCAACAATTTTTGATTTGTCGGATACTACAACATTAAGTGTAAACATAGATACCTTAGGTGTGGGATCTATAATTTGGACGGCTGTAGACTTTTCACGTGACTGGAACATTTATTACGTAACTGCTACAAATGCAGACATTATTCAGATTACAAACAATCTTAATAGCACTGTTCTTTTAACTTTTGGAACAGAACATAATTTATCTATAAATGATGCAATTATTATCCAAAATGCGCAAGTGTTTTCTGGATTCTATAGGGTAAAACAAGTTGTTGATAATTTTAATATTGTTATTGATGTAGATATTAATATAAATGGATTTAGCAGTTTAAATTTAAATGCACCTTGCTATAAGTTACAAAGTTTAAAATTTAATTATGCACAACAAATTACAACTTTTACTCCTCTAAGCGGTTGGACTGTAAACAGTAAAGCATGGATAAATTATAACACTACTTCAAATGAATGGGCAGTGTATAATAAGACTGAACCGTGGGAAGCCAATATACAGTTACCTCAGAGTCAATTTTATGATAATGGTAGATTTGGTAGTGCAGTAAAAATTAGCTCCGATAATAATTCTGTAATAGTCGGCCAACCTGGATTTAACTCAAATGTTGGATCCATTGTAAACTATAAAAAATCAGGTCCTGACAATTATGCAGAAGGTACTACAACAACTGGCGCAGCCAGTAACCTCGTAGGTCTTGGCACAAGTTTAGATAGTAAACAGAATAAGATAGCAGTAGGCGCACCTGATAGTGGCGCCAGCGGTGAGGGCTATGTTTATGTGTACAGTAGAGACTTTACAGGTGCAATAACTAAGACACAAGTTATTGGTGCAAGTAATGCTTCCACTAGACAATTTGGATATAGTATCTCGATGAGCGACGACTACCAATGGCTTTATATTGGTGCTCCAGAAACTGATCAAGTTGTTGTTTATGGCTGGGACGCAAATGTTGAAGCTGAAGTAGACACGTTGACGGTACCAAATGCAAACGTGGCAACTTTTAGCCTTACATTTGATCCAGCAGCAGCGGAGTTAATTACTGTAACCAACACAACAACTGATTTTGTAGCCTATAGAGATTATACTGTAAGTACAAATTCTATTACATTCACAACTAATGCTCAACCTGACACTTACGTAGTACGTCAGACCGGACCTGGCTTTAGAGAAATCACAACGTTGGAAGGCACAGCCAATAGTAAATTCGGTTTCAGTGTTGCTAGTAGTACTGAAGGTGCGCAAGTCGTTATTGGCAGTCCTTTTGCAAATGTTGGGGCACTGGAAAGTGCTGGTAATTTAACAGTTTACGACAGATCCATAGAAAAATTTATAGCAATTGATAGCCAAACTTTATTTGGAGGTAACAGACCACCTATTAGTGTTTCTAAAGTATACGTAAATGGGGAACTGCAGGTAGAGGGAGTTGACTACACTATTGTGTTTAGTAATTGGATACAATTAAGTGTGGCCCCCGGCGCCGGAAAAATTGTCACTATAGAAACAGACGAATTTTATAAAATAGGAGAATACAAAGCCAGTGATTCTGCAGAAGAGGTAGAATATGGATACAGCGTAGACTTGTGTCCAAACAACTGCAGCATCTATGCTGGCGCTCCATACTATAATAATAATCCAAGTCAAGGTAAGTTTGAAACAGGAGTAGTTTACAGACTTGCTAACCAAGGTAGAATTTATGGTAACATTACTGGAACAGTGGAAAATCCAACAGTAAACAGTTCGGACAGTATTAGACTTAATGATTACGAAGTTGTTTTCTTATCAACTGATTTCGATTCTGTAGTTACTGCGATTAATGATGCAGAAATTCCAGGTATTACCGCTACCAATGCAAACGGATACCTAAGTATAACAAGTAACAGTACAGTGAACTTTGACAAACTTAGAGTCTTACCCGGTGTGGGATCTGCCTTGACTGATCTTGGTTTAAACGTTTTTGTAGAAACAGAAATTATAAGTAACCCAACTAACTTTGCATATGACAACTTCGGACAAAAAGTTTTCATCGACAGTACAACAAACAGGCTGGCTGTTGGAAGTACAGAAGCAACTACAATTGTTGACACCACATTTGATAAAGCGACATTAGAAACAAAATTCGATGCCGATAGCACAGAATTTAAAGATCCGATTAAGTCGGGCGCTGTATGGGTGTTAAACTATCTTGGAGATAGTAGAAATAATATTAACAATCCAGGCAAATTTGCTTATGCTCAACAAATTAAGCCAGATAATATCTTGAATCCAAATTTCCAATTAGTAGCAAATATGAAATTTGGTAGTGCAATAGATATACAAAATCAAAAAATGTTTATTGGTGCCCGAGGTGACGGGACTATAGATATATCAAATGCAGGCACAGTTGCGGTATTTTCTAATCCCGATAACTTATATGGATGGGATGTTTACAGATCCGAAAGTGCCAAAATTGATTTAGATGGAATTATTAAATCTTACATTTATGACTCTACTAGCCAATTAATCATTGAAAACCTGGATTACATTGATCCAGCCAAAGGAAAAATATTAGGTATAGCCGAACAGGAAATTACTTATAAAGTGGATTATGATCCTGCAGTTTATAATCTAGGAACCCTTGACACTGTGAGTATAGATCCAGAGTATTACTGGAGCACAACAAAAGTTGGCCAAGTATGGTGGGATCTGAGTGTCATTAGATTCTTAGATTACGAACAGGGATCTGTTAAGTATAGAACAAACAACTGGGGTAGAGTGTTCCCGGGTAGTAGTATTGATGTATATGAATGGGTGGAAAGTAGTTACTTACCAAGTCAGTATGTAGATAATGGCGGGGACGGAGAGCCCAAGTACCCAGATGACAGTGCATATGCATCTATAACTTATTATGATCCACAGACTAATCTCCCTTATCAACGTTATTTTTATTGGGTAAAAAATAAAACCAATGTAACCGCTAACCAATTTGGTAGGACTATTCCTACAATAAGTATTGCAAATTTAATTGACAATCCCAAAAATTCAGGAATAGCCTATTTTGCTGCTGTAAGGGATGACAGTGTTGCAGTCTTTAACATATTAGATAAATTAGTGGCAGAAAACACTATCTTTCATTTGAGTTATAAGACAGAAATTAACAATAATATTATCCATAGTGAATACGCATTATTGTCAGAAACTGGTAGTACAGCAAGTCAGATTCCTGATGCTACCTACAACAAAATTGTGGATAGCGCAAGCGGAGTAGATAAGTTTGGTAACCCAGTTCCAGATCCAACACTCGCAGTTCAAGAAAGATACGGTATAGATATTAGACCAAGGCAGACTGTTTTTATCAACAACAATAATGCTGTAAAGTCTATGGTAGAATATGTTAATGCTGTGTTTGCTAAAAATTTAATTAGTCAAGGTTATGATCTTACATTGTTGCAAGGAACTGTGCTTTCTGATAACGGTGCAGGAGAACAGATTCCAAGTAGCACATCGGGTGCTTATAATATCACAGTAAACAATTATGATGAACTTACTTACATAAACATTGTGATTCAACCTGCAGGATACAAAGTCTTAGTAATAGAAGACAGTACAGTTGGTGGATTATGGACAATATATACTAAACAATCTAATAATACCTGGTTACTTACAAGAGTACAAACTTATAGGACCAGTGACTATTGGCAATTTGTAGATTGGTATGCCACAGGATTTGATACGTCTGTTAAACCTAATTTTACTGTAAATTCTTTTGCGGATTTATCTAGCCTAGGAAATGTCAAATCAGGTAACATAATTAAAATCTTGAACAATGGCCAAAACAAATGGCAACTAATTCAGATATTTCCTAATGTAGTAAACACAGTGGGTCTCCAAGATGGCACTATCGAGTTCTTAGACAGTTTATGGGACTTGCCTGCTTACGGCATGAGTTATGATAATGACTTGTTTGATAGTGCAAGATTTGATCAAAATCCAAGTTTAGAAATTAGACAGTTGTTAGCAGCATTAAAGAATAATATCTTTATCGATAATTTAAGTCCAAATTTCTTAGAACTATTCTTTGTATTCGTTTATTATGCGTTAAATGAACAAAAATCTCTTGACTGGGTGTTCAAGACAAGTCTAATAGATGTTGTTCAAAAAACAGAAGGTTTAACACAACCCGAAATTTACGCAAGAGATGATCAAGAATTCTATAGGGAATACATTGAAGAAGTAAAACCTTATCATACCACAATAAGAGAGTTTATTGTTGATTATCTTGGCTATGATAATTGGACTGGATACACAACAGACTTTGATTTACCGTCGTACTTTGATACAGTATATCAGCAATACAGAAGTCCAACACAAACATTGGCTCAAGATGTAAATGCCCTTAATAATTTGTTACAATATACAGATTGGAATCAAACCTATACATATTACGTTGATGAAATTACTATCGCCAATGGTGGTACAGGTTATACATCTGCTCCTAATGTAACAATTAGTGGTAGTAGTATAAGCAATGATGCAGTAGCAAGGGCTTTGCTAACAAATGGTGTAGTAACAAGGATTGATGTATTGTATGGAGGTAGCAACTATACAACAACTCCTAACATTACTATCTCAGGCGGTGGTGGCTCTGGAGCAACCGCTTATGCACAATTGAAAAATGACACAACTCGTAAGGTAAAAACAACACTAACTTATGATAGGTTAACATATAACTCAACAGTGCTGACTTGGCAAGCAAATACAAGTTACACAGCAGGTCAAATTGTTTCCTATGCAAACGTTGCATATGAAGTCACAGCGGATTTTACATCAGGATCAACATTTACAGGATCTAGTCTAGCTCGGTATGAAGGCAGTAGGTTTGACAATGCAAATGACAGGATTCAAAGTTATTACGTAGCCGAAACCGGCCAACCTGGTAAAGACTTTGGACTGCTGCAAACCGGTATAGACTATCCAGGAGTAGGAATAGAAGGACCACTTTATACTGACGCAGGCGGCTTTGATATTGGAAACTTCGATATTAGTCCTTTTGACGCACTCGAAATTGATGCAGACGGAACTTATGTAATAAGCGAAACTATTCTCGATACAACTATTACTTCTGAATACACAGATACTAGTTTGGGCACTAAACCAGAAGACATACTAGTGGATGGCGGCCCTTATATAAGCGAACAAGTACTTGATTGGCAAGCAAACACATACTTTCCGCAGGGAACAGTGATCAAAAATAATGGTGCATACTATATTGGTAACATAGGAATTCAAACTGGTAGTACATTTAGTATGGAAAACTTAATGTTATACCCATTAAATCCATATAGTGCTTTTGGACCCCATGCACCAGAAGAATTGATCCCAGGTCGTGTTTATGATACACTTGATATTTCAGTCTACACATTTAACACTGATCCTTGCGATGCAAGTTATACGACTTGGGTAAACACAACAGCGTTTAGTGTTGCAAACATTCAAGTTGTTAATGGCGGATTAGGGTACGACAGCAATGTAGCAAACATTACAGTAACAATATCTGGTTCTGGTGGAGCAACAGCTCAAGTAAGTAGTGTAGACGCAAATGGCACAATTACTGCTATCAGTGTAGTCAGCGCCGGGTCCGGCTATATCACAGTGCCTAACGTTACTATTACAGGTTCTAATACCAGTGCTGCCACTGCTTTCCCAAGATTGTCCCAAAGCAATTACACAACTTTTGAATACAGAATCTTTAAAGATATGAATGACAATTATACATATCTAAGGATAGATACAGGTGCAACAACAACACTCGCTCAAGAATTAACTTTAACTTCTAACACTATAGTAGTTACAGATTCTAGTGTATTAGCAAGACCAGCACCTTACGGAGCAAATCCGGGGGTAATTTATGTAAACGGTGAAAGAATTACTTACTACCAAATTGATGACGCTACAAACACATTAAGTCAGATTCGAAGAGGTACACATGGAACAGGTGCAAATACTCATGCAAACGGTAGTTCAGTAATTGATGGCAGCACACAGCAGAAAGTACCTTATAGCGATAACTACACTGTTACAGGATTAACTGGAATAGGCACAACAACAGCCGGTTTTGGTTACGAGTTTCTTTCTAATGTAACTTATATCAGAAGTGTATTATGGAACCAAAATGGAACAGATTCTGTTGTAATATCCACAGAAGAAATACCAACTCCAAATATTCCAGCAAATATTATAACTACTGAAGTTACAGTAGATATTAGTACCGAAGGGTTAACTCCAACACCTGGAAATCCATGCGGTATTTGGTCAAGCAACACTGCACAAGTTACATTTATCAAAGATGGAGCGGCTTAAAAACACTATAAATATATGAACGGTATACAAAAATGGCAGTAAAAATATCAGAATTACCAAACTTAGCAGTAGGCAATCTTACTACTTACAGTTCTATTGTTCCATTGGTGGCTAATACAGGGTCTGACGACACTACTTTTAGTACCTCCATGGCAAATATTAAAACTTACATGGAAACTGGAGGGTTTGATGTCATTGGAAACTTGACTACAACCGGCGATGCTGTTATTACAGGAAATCTTTCTTGTGATGTTTTAACAGCGAATACGCAAGTTGTGGGCAATGTAACAACAGTAAGTTCAACCGCAAACTTTGTGGATATTCAAACTGATGCAAACGTCACTTACCCAGTAAGTGACAACGGATTAGATGTAGGTATAAGACAATTTTGGTACAAAACAAGTGCAAATTCCAGCGCCTTAGTTTGGAGAAACAGTGATCAAAGACTAGTTTGGTACGGTGCAAACGTTGGCAATAGTGCTACTTTGATCAGTGCTAACTCTATCTTAGGGGAGTTTGTAACTGGAAATTTATTTGCAAACAGCACTACAAATTCTACAAGTTCAACAACAGGAGCATTGATTGTAAAAGGCGGCGCAGGCATTGCAGGAAATGCTTATATTGGATCCCAGTTAGTGATAACAGGAAACACATCAGGCAGTAACCTATCACTTACTGGATTAGCGTCAGTAACAGGCACAATTACTGCACAAGGAAATATAACCACTCCCGCCAGAATGAGTACTGGCAATTTGAATGTTAATACCTTTGTTACAATAGGAACGACTTTAGCAACTGGCGGAACAGCAACTGTAAACGCACTTGCGGTCAATACTACTGCTAACATAACTGGAAACATTAATGGTTCTGGAATAACTTTAACTAGTTCGGGCGTAGTAGATAAATCCTTCCAAGCTAACGGCGGCTTACAAAATACTCCAATTGGAAATGCTACTGCCAGTTCCGCTACATTTACGACTGTAAATACTGGCGACGTTTTAGTTACAGGAAACGTTGATCCTTCTTTAGATGCTACCTATGATTTAGGTAATCTTACCTATAGATGGGCTAATATCTACGCATCCGGTACAGTTACGGCCAATGCAACATTTGCATTATATGCTGACTTGGCAGAAATGTATGTACCGGATCAATATTACGATCCGGGCACAGTAGTTGTGTTTGGTGGCGAGCAAGAAATCACAGCCACTGACCAACAAGGTGATACAAGAGTAGCGGGCGCAATTTCTACACAGCCTGCCTATGTTATGAACGAAGCACAGGAAAATGGTATTGCCCTTGCTCTAAGAGGTAAAGTGCCAGTCAAAGTTGTTGGATCAGTCAATAAAGGCGACTTACTGATAACTAGTAACGTTGCAGGATATGCTACTGCTGCTAAGTTTTATCAACCTGATCCAAATGCAGTATTTGCTAAGAGTTTAGAACGTGATGACGGTACTGAACCAAGAGTAATATGGGCAGTTATACTATGATAAATAACAATACTGATTCCAATGAGTTAAAATCAGGGGAAGATGAACCTACAAGGGTTAGTCAAGAACGACCAAACGAATCAACAGGTATTTACGTTAGAGGTTTTTTAAAGATTACAGACCCTGAAAGTGGTGAAGTAATTGTACAGACAGGTAATTAATGGATTAAATGATGTTAGATAACACAAACGCAATGGTACAAGGTCATATTAAAATTTGGAATCCATTAACCAAAGAGATTTTTGTTGATAAAGCAAATGCCATTCATTATGAAAACATGAGTGAAGCACTTGCTACAAGTATTGGTAACAAAGGCACTATGTTCATTGAAAATATGGTATTTGGCAACGGTGCAACGGTTGTTGACACTACTGGAGTTATAACCTATTTGCCACCAAACACATATGGACAAAATGCTGCTCTTTATAATCAGACATACTTTAAATTAGTAGACAATACTAATGCAAGTAACTTAGATCCTGATAGAAATTATATAGAAATAAGACATACTCCTGGTTTAATTTACACCGATATTTTCGTCAGTTGTTTGTTAGACTATGCGGAACCCACTGGACAGCAAGCATTTGATAATAGTGCAACAATGCAAGGCACTTATGTGTTTGATGAATTAGGTTTAGAAAGCTCAGATGGAAAATTACTTACTCATGTTATTTTTCACCCGGTGCAAAAAGCATTGAATAGGTTAATTCAGATAGATTATACAGTTAGAATTCAAACTCTTACTAACTTAAGTTCTAATCTGTAAAAAAGGACGAATAAATATACTAAATGGTACGTGAACAATGGCATATACAATTACACTAACAAATGGTACAACTTTAACCACTATTGCTGATGGAACAGTTAACAGTACCAGTTCAGACCTTGTATTAGTTGGAAAAAACTATGCAGGATACGGGTCGTTTCTTAATGAAAACTTTGTTCATTTATTAGAAAATTTTAGCGACAGTTCTGCACCTACAGTGCCGCTAACAGGTCAGGTTTGGTGGGATACTTTAGGAAACCTTAAAGTATACACTGGTAGTGCTTGGAAAACAATTAGTAGTATCACAAGTAGTTCAACATCTCCTACAGGTGCAGTAACAGGTAACTCCTGGTGGGATACTATTAATGAACAGTTTTATGTGTGGAATGGTACCGAATGGGTCTTAGTAGGACCGGCGTTTAGTAGTAATACAGGCACTAGTGGTACAATTGTTGGAACTATTGTAGACACTGGAGACACCAGCCACGTTGCAGTAAACGTTGTTGTGGGAAGTCAACTAATATCTATCGTTAGTAAAGACGCTCAGTACACACCCAAAACAACAATTACAGGCTTTACAACAATAAGGCCTGGCTTCAATTTAATTAGCAATGTAACAATACCAAACATAGCATACTATGGAACTGCTGAAAATAGTAACCAGTTAGGTTCTGTTTCAGCTGCAAACTATGCAAGAACAGATGTTGCAGAAACTTTTGACCAATCGGTTACAATTAATAATAACACTGGCTTAACAATCGGTACAAGTAATAATTATACTGCAAGCGTAAGCAGTGACGTTGTAAGGCTTACTAACAACGTTAATAATGCTAATATTGCTATCAGAACAAACGTGGGCGGCCTAATCTCCACCAGTATGTTAGTTGTAGGTGCTAATAGCAGAGTTGATTTCAGCAACGCTATCGCAGTTACTGGAAATGCTTCGGTATCAAATTACATACTTGCGACAAAAGGTGAAAATGCTACCAGTAACGTAACTGGAGCAATTCGTGTAACAGGTGGTATTGGCTTAACTGGCAACATTTATACCAGCGGTAACATTAATGCAGTGGGTAACGTAAGTGGCAGTTACTTTGTTGGTACTGCTACAACAGCACAATACGCTGACTTGGCAGAACGCTTTTTGGCAGATCGGGATTACCCTGCAGGCACAGTAGTGATGATTGGTGGCGACAAAGAAATTACACAATGTGACACTGAAAACTGCGAAAATGTGTTGGGTGTAATCAGTACTGAGCCTGCTTACTTAATGAATAGTTTAAATGGTAGTGCTGAACTTAAAATTGCTCCACCAGTTGCTATGGTAGGTCGTGTGCCTGTGCGTGTTGTAGGCACAGTTCAAAAAGGCGAACGTCTGGTAAGCGCAGGAAATGGATGTGCAATGGCAGCAAATGCAGACCATGGGGCAGTCATTGGAAGAGCACTTGAAAGCAAAGACACAGAATCTGAATCCCTAGTTGAAGCAGTAGTCAAGGTAAATATATAAAAGGTTTAAGAAATGACATACAGTTCTGGTGGTTTAATTGAAGCAAGTGATTACAACGGTTTCGTTGGAGGCGACGGCAGCGGCGCCAATGTATCTGGACAATTAAACACAGTATACGCAACAGGTTATGGTAATGCAGGTTACGGCCAAACAGCAGTAACAAACGTTACTGCTGTTACTGATCAAGTCACTGCTGCTCAATGGACCACTTTAGTTAATGCAGTAAACGTTGTAAGAAAACACCAGTCTGGGGGTTCGTTTACTAACTTAGCAACTTATGTTTCGGGAAATGTTATTAATGCTACTCAAGATGTATCAACTAACTTAACAACTGCTTTTACAAATAGGTTAACTACTGCTGCTGCAGGTCCCACTTACAATCAACCAAACCAAACACAGGTTTTTACTGCACCAAATGATACAAACCCATTTAATGGTGCGTTTAGTAGGACCGTTACTTTTGGTAGCGCAGATCAGGCTAGATACTTTTTTAATGCAGGCGGTACGGTACAACTTGTTATTTCGAGTGTAACTAATACTGGTGGTACTGTGAGAGGTTCGGCTCTGGGCAATGTAATTTCACTATGCACCGGAAAAACAATTGGCGCACAAGACTGTAGTGCAATTACTACACCTGCCCCTTATACCGAAGCAGTTGATTTAACAACGGACTCGGGATACTACCCACAAACTACTGCAAACCTTACACTTTATAGCGTAAGCGGCTCGGTTGGAGTTTATACTTCCCAACTTGCAAATCTTGAAAGTAAAGTTTCAGGTACTTCGGGTACTAACGGCGATAAAGGTGCCACAGTTACAATAAGTATTGCTTGTGCCAGCCCAGCTCAAAGTCCTGCTTTCAATGACAGCATCGACATTACAGTTAACCATAATCTTAGAGTAATATATCCAGATACTACGTATTTGGCAAATACTTGGGGTTCAGTGACTTTTGGTTAAAACCAAATTGTATTGACATTTAGATAGGTACATGTTAAACTGTACCTATTTTATTATCCACTATTATGAATGACACAGTTCAAGACTTAGTTACACAAGTTCGTCAAAGCACTAATTATCAAGTTAATAAGCGTATTCTCAAAGAAAAAATTATTACAGACTTACACATGACCTATCGTAATGGCATGTTTTTAATCACTCCAACTATTTTAAGTTTTGTGGCAACTTGGCCGGACCCAACACTATATCTCGAAGACACATACGAAAACCCAATTGAAATTGACCGTGATGAGTTTTTGCTTAAAGCAAGACAGCACTATCAAACAGCAATGAATGTATGGCATCAACAACATGAAGAACTCAAGCGAACCAGAAAAGTCTAAAGGCGTAGTTGTATTTGCATTTAATACTGACGCCATAGACTATGTAAAAATTGCCGATCAAACTTCTAAACTTATAGAAAAAAACTTAGGACTTCCTGTTACTCTTATAACAGATAAAAACAGTGAACCTAAATTTAACTACGACCGTGTGTTAAAGATTACCAATGACCAAAACGATAATGTAAGAACAATTGACAATGTGCAATGTCAATGGCGTAATAAAGGACGGTATCTCGCTTACGAACTAAGTCCTTATACTAAAACCGTGCTATTGGATACAGACTACCTCGTATTAGATTCTTCACTGAACGATATCTTTGCGTTAGATTTTGATTATAAAATCATGCAGGAAAGTATTATGTCTGCAGGCCACTTTCCACGCAGCATGGGCAATCTCAGTCATGACTGGCTTTGGGCTACTGTGGTATTTTTTACAAAATCTACTAAGGCACGATTGCTGTTCGAACTTGTAAAACGTATACAAGAAAATTATGGCTATTATAGAAGTCTGTTTCATATAAGTTCTAACTTTAGAAATGATTTTGCTTTTGCTATGGCAGATATAATTTTAAATGGGTACACAACAGATTATAAAAATTACTTGCCTTATAAAATGTTTACAGTTATGGACAAATTAAAAAGTCTAGAAATTAAAAACAATAATATTATTATTAGACAAGAAACAAAAGCAGATGTTTCTCCGATACAAAACTTACACATAATAGATAAAGAATTCTTACTGAGTGAAAACTTTCAAAAATTTGTAGAACATGTCACATCATAAAAGTCAACAAGGATTTCTGACTATTGCACAGAATACTGAAACTGTGGATTATCTTCAATTGGCTTTTGTGCAAGCTATGAACGTTAAATGTACGCAAAAAATCAATGAGTATGCGGTCATAGTAGATCGCAACACAGAACAACAAATTACAGAAGAACAGAGAAAAATATTTGACTACGTCATTGTGCTAGACGAAGACTTGGCCCAGGATCACGATTGGAAACTGGCAAATGAATATCAGGTGTTTAACTTAACTCCATTTAAGGAAACTATAAAATTAGAAAGCGATTTGCTTTTTACCAGAAACATAGATCATTGGTGGACCGCATTTAGACTAAAAGACATTGTGCTCAATGTTGGCTGCAAGACTTATAAAGGCTCAACTGCTAAATCACGTTTTTACAGGCGTTTCTTTGACGATAATAGTTTGCCAGACACCTACAACGGATTAATGTATTTTAGATACAGTCAGACTGCTTTTAATTTTTTTAACTTAGCAAAACAAATTTTAGATAATTGGTCAGACCTTGCAGACAGTGCATTGATAAATTGTAGAGAGCCACACCCGAGCACAGATGTATTATACGCAGTAACTGCGAACGTATTTGGTCGAGAACACTGCACATTACCAAAATGTGACTTTTTAAATTTTGTTCACTTAAAACCAGAAATAAATGAATTCCCTAATAAGGCTTGGTTTGATGCTGTCATGTCTGAGCGAGAACAGGACATGATAAGAGTAAATAACTTAAATCAGTATAATCCAGTACACTACTACGATAAAACATATATCACTGCGGATATAATCAATGACTACAGAAAAAGATGTTCAGGACTTTTGGGAAGAAGTTCGCCGACTTGAATTGGCTAACCAAAGTCCAGATCCTGTTTACGAATATCGACTTTACTATGACGATAGAGGAGAAATAAATGCAGGTATCCCGGTTATTGTTAATAAGATATTGCCAAATCTTCCAAAAGATTCATACTTGGTAGTTACTTTAGAGGAATATCGAGATAGTGCCAATAAAGTAGTACGTGATGGTCGACTTGAAAAAAAGAGATTTGATATTGACATTCAAAACTACCTTATTAAAAGTACAAAAGGATTCCGTGTTGTTAAAAACAATGCAGCCTTATTAATCAACAACGATGAACAGTATCAAGACACAGAATTTTATGACAGAAGAACTAATTGACATTGCCGATTTAGACTGCGTTTTTCTAACTTATGATGAACCACGGAAAGAAGAGTTTTGGATCAAGATTCAAAACATGGTGCCTTGGGCAAAACGTGTAGATGGCGTACACGGCAGCGATGCCGCACACAAAGCCGCCGCTAAAGCCAGCGAAACAGACAGGTTTGTGCTAATAGACGGCGATAATATTCCTGATCCAGATTTTTTTAACTTACAACTTAAACTGTCAGATCGAAACCGAGATCATGTGTTCCGTTGGAAAGCACGTAATGAAATTAATGGCTTAATGTATGGCAACGGTGGATTAAGTTGTTGGACTAAACAGTTTGTTGAACAAATGCAGACACATGAACACAGCGATGGCAGTGACGATACGTGTGTAGAGTTTTGTTTTGATCCCAAGTATCAAGCCATGCACGACTGCTACAGCACAACCTATCCCAACGGCAGTCCTTATCAAGCATGGCGTGCAGGATTTCGTGAAGGTGTAAAAATGTGTCTAGACCGAGGCGCTAAACCTACACTGCAAGAATTTGAAAAACGTGTGCACCAACGTAATTACGATCACTTGTGCATTTGGCAAACTGTTGGTCGCGACGTAGAAAATGGTTGGTGGGCAATATACGGAGCACGGCTGGGTACATATCTCACAATGCTCAAAGAATGGGACTATAGAAGAGTACAAGACTTTAATCATTTAAAAGATTTATGGCAGAGTTTTGGTAAAGACACAGATGATGCCAGCGTGAGACTGGCAGACATACTAAAACAAAAACTAGGCTTACCCATTGCAGAACTTGATGCAGACCAAAGCCGTTTTTTTAAGCATCATTATCGACAGAGTCAACATAATTTAGGAACAACTGTAACTGAAATGGACATAATCCGTAAACAGGAAGGTTGGTAATGACTTGGCAATGTGGTGCTATTGATAGTGGTGTTACTATTTTTCCTGATGCAAAAATACGACCTTGTTGTTTGGTTTCTGCTGATTATAGTAAGCCTATTAGTGAAATAACTAACCCTAATAGATTCCAAGACATCAAAAATGAAGACAAGCCTGAAGCTTGTCGCGCTTGTTGGAGCAAAGAAATTAATGGCTGGGAAAGTATCAGACCGTATTACGATTCAGGCATAGGTGCTACTAAGCAAATTAAATTCTTAGATATCCGTAATACAAATCAATGTAACATAAAATGTAGGTACTGTGGCCCTCATTTTAGTAACCAATGGGCTAAAGAATTATCAATATTTCCTGAAATCAAACAGACAGAAATAACTCATCTATTAGATACAATATTAACAGAAGATTTAATTGACTTGTATTTTACTGGTGGGGAACCATTTATATCTGCTGACCATTTTAATGTTATAACTAAATTAATCGACATGGGTTATAGTAAAAACATTGTATTGCGTTATAATACAAATTTAACCGTGTTGGGATATAAAAATAATGACTTTTTTAAGTTATGGAAAAATTTTAAAAAAGTTCATATAACTGTTAGCATTGATGCAATTGGTACAGAACTCGAACATATTCGATCTGGTGCATCGTGGACTACTATAAACAATAATTTGGAAACAATACAAAATAAAAATTTAAAAAATTTAACTGTGACATTATCTCCTGTTGTAAGTTTATTAAATATTTGGTTTCTGCCAGACTTGCTTAAATTTACTATTGCAAAAAACCTTCAAGTTGATTTAATACCGTTATACGGGCCGGATTATTTAGACATTTCTGCAATACCTAAAGATTTAAAACCGTTGGCTAAAGAAAAACTGAACAAAATAAAAAACCATATTAAAAATTCAGAATATAACGAATTAATTTACAAATTAGACAATGTTGATAATGAATTTTTATTCACTACAACACTAAGACATATTTTATTATTAGACAAGTTACGCAATGAAAATCTTTTTGATTTATTGCCTTTTAAACAATATGCAATCGATAATACACTAAGAAATAACGAATATGAATAAGAGCGTATTTTTAACAGGAGCAGAAAATATGCGGGACTTGTTAGGGCCCAGTCTTTGTTTGGCTAAATGGAAACAAGTTAGTCTGCATTTACCTACAGGCCTAAACAACAGTTGCTATCATCCTCCACTACACCAAATTGACGCAGCACAAGTTCAACACAATCCCAGCGCACTGCACAATACCGAACATAAAAAACAGCAACGTCAGATCATGCTTCGAGAAGAACGTCCAAGCGAGTGCAGTTACTGCTGGACACAGGAAGACTTGGGCAATTTAAGCGACAGGCACTATCGCAGCGGTGAACCGTGGGCAGCAAAGGATTATTACAACATTTTAGAATCGACAGGCAACGAAGATGTCGTTCCATCTTATGTTGAAGTAAATTTTAACCACGCCTGCAATCTTAAGTGCAGTTATTGCAGTCCTCAGTTTAGCAGCACATGGGATGAAGAAATACAACGACATGGTGCGTTTCCGACTGAACCGGCACACAATGCACCTGAGCACTTTCAAGGACGCAACAGACCTATACCATCAAGAGAAGCGAATCCCTATGTAGATGCATTTTGGCAGTGGTGGCCTGAACTTTATCCAGAGTTAGAACACTTTAGAATGACAGGTGGAGAACCACTAATGGATCGAAACACTTATCGTGTGTTTGATTACGTGTTAGCTAATCCCAGTCCTCGCTTGCACATGAATGTGACCAGTAACTTTAGTGTAGAGGACAGTTTGTTTGAACGTTACTTAGATTACGTTAAAAAAATGACTACCAATGAACCAAGATACTTGGAGCACTTTATGCAATATGTTAGTCTTGATTGCATGTTTGAACGTGCAGAGTACGGGCGCTATGGTATGAACTTTGAACGTGTGTGGGAAAATGTAAATAGGTTTCTTAATGAAATTCCCACACGTAGCAGCCTTACGTTTATCATTACCATGAACACATTAAACATAACAGGGTTTCATGAAATTATAAATGCCATTAATGGTTTGAGAATAATCTATAACAAGGACTATCAGCGTGTATGGTTTGATACTCCTATCTTGCGACAACCTGCTTGGCAAAACATACAGATCTTGCCCGAATTGTACGTTGACTATTTGGAAGAAACCTGGGCATTTATGATGAAAAACATAAATGAAAACAAAGAAAACAAATTACACGGATTCAAAGACTATGAACTCAACAGGCTACAACGTGTAATAGATTATATGCGTGAAGGTTGCAAATTAGATTCAGAATATGTTAAAATGCAACAGGCAAATTTTTATCGATTTTTCTCAGAACATGATCGTCGTAGAGGCACAGACTTTTTAAAGACATTTCCAGAGATGAAGGAATTTTGGGCAACCTGTAAACACAATGCAAAATGAAACAGACTTAGAATATAAACGCAGAGTAATAGATATTAAGTCTGCTAGCTTTTGTGCAGCCAAATGGTACAACGCTACTATATGGTTGGGCTCAGGTATGACTACCAGTTGTCATCACCCCTTGCCTCATAAAGTTGGCATAGCAGAAGTAGAACTGAATCCCAAAGCACTGCACAACACGGAACGTAAAAAAATGGAACGTGAAATGATGCAGCAGGGAGAACGCCCCGACGGCTGCGAGTATTGCTGGAAAATAGAAGACATGGGCCGAGATGCTGTCAGCGACAGAGTATACAAAACAAAAATTTACGCTGAGGAGGAACTAGAACGTGCTTTTACAACTCCCTATAGTGAAGACATTGATCTTAAAACTCTCGAAATTGCCTTCGATCGTACTTGCCAGTTTGCTTGTAGTTACTGTAATCCTGCTTTCAGTAGCACTTGGGTTAATGATATTAAAAAGCATGGTGGATACACCAATCTCATCTCAGATGGCAGGAATCATTTTACTCACACTCATGACAGTAGCCAACTATATCGCTTTGGTGATACTAACCCGTATGTTGAAGCCTTCTACCAATGGTGGGAGTCAGACCTACACCAAACGCTGGAAGAACTTAGAATAACTGGTGGTGAACCTTTAATGTCGGGCGAAACTTGGCGTTTGCTGGATTGGTTCAAAAACAATAAAGGCAAAAGTAAAACCAGATTGGCAATCAACAGCAACCTCGGCGCACAGGTAGATTTAGAAAGACTGTTAGCTAGTATCGAAGGTCTTGAAGTGGATCTGTATACCAGTAATGAAGCAGTAGGTGCACAGGCGGAATATATTCGCGATGGTTTAGATTATCAAGCATGGCAAGACAACATGCTTAAGTTAGCCCAAAGCAAAAAGTTGAGAGGCCTACATGTAATGTGTACTGTCAACGCATTATGTCTTGACACACTGCCAGAGTTTTTGACTTGGATAATGGAAACGAAAAGTAAATTTGGCAGAGACTATCCAAACTTTACTTTGAATATTTTACGCTTTCCCAGTTTTCAAAGTGCACTGGTATTGCCAGACGAACTTAGAATGCAGTACAAAGAACAGTTAGAGCGTTGGTTAACGATCTACCAATATCATACTTTTATGCATGAACATGAACGCAATCATGTACAGCGCCTGATAGACTATTTAGACGTAGTCAAAACTCCGCATCGTGAAGCATTTGAAATGCCTAAACTACACAACGACTTTAAACAGTTCTATAGTCAGTATGATGTGCGTAGAAACAAGGACTTAATCACCGCATTTCCTACGTTGAAAACATGGTACGAAAGTTTATGAAGCCCGTATTACCGTTTTTGGAAACTATGCTGACACAGGCTTGCAATCTTAGTTGCACGGGCTGTACCAACTATTCCGACTTAGGTTACAGCGGCTACGTTAGGTGGGTTGATGGTAGACGTAACTTAGAGCAATGGTTGGATAGAATTGATATACCAGACTTCGGATTGATAGGTGGTGAGCCATTAATGAATCCAGAAGTTCGTGACTGGATAGCAGGATGCAGGAAGTTAATGCCTGATAGTCAGTTACGTTTTACAACAAATGGTGAGATATTGCACAAGCATATGGATATATTAGATTTGTTATATGATGTTGGCAATATTGTGTTTAAGATATCAGTACATAGGTATGATCAAAGGCTTGAAAATATTATTGAATACATATTCAACAAGTACAAATGGGAAATTGTACACGAGCATGGGATAACTAGATACAAGTCGAAAAATAATGTTAGGTTTCAAGTCAATAGACCTCAAACATTTATAAAGACTTATCGTCGCGAATATGAGCATATGCTACCTTACGATAGTAACCCAGAGGAAAGTTTTAAAATATGTGTACAACAAACATGCCCATTGTTATATAAAGGTAGAATTTATAAGTGTAGTACGAGCGGATTGTTGTTAGATACGTTATTAAAAGTAGGAAATGCGGATAATATAGTTTGGGATCAGTATAAAAAATATAAAGGTATTGGTTTGGAAGATAGTTTAGAAGATATTAATAAATTTATAAGTACTTTCGGCAAATCTGAAACTATATGTTCGATGTGTCCCAATAAGCGAGATTCTGACGCAATTGTAATTCACCAAAATAAAGTTAAATCAAAGAATAAGAAATTATGAGTAATGATAAAACAATAAAAGGGTTCTATAAGAATTACGACTATCACGCTCGTAAACCTTATTTCATTGACGAAAAAGATTTAACTGATCAACAACTTAAACGGTTAACTGAGAGTGAAACGTTTTGTATGTTGCCTTGGGTACACATGCATGCTTTTCCAGACGGTAGGACATATCCTTGCTGCCTAAGTGAATACTGGCACCCTGTAGGAGACTTACGTAAGCACACTATGCAGGAAGTTTGGAATCAGAAACCTTATCGCGAAATGCGTATAAACATGATGAATGATAAGCCTTGCAAAGAATGCATCAAGTGCTATGAGAATGAGCGCAATGGTGCATTTAGTATGCGTAACGATGCCAACAGGAACTACGGGCATTTAATCGGCGAAGTAGATCAAACTGGAGTTGATGGAAGTCATCCTGAGTTTAAACTAAGATATTGGGATGTACGTTTTAGTAATTTGTGTAACTTCCGCTGTCGCAGTTGTGGACCTATTTTTAGCAGTAACTGGTACAATGATCATGTAAAACTTTACAATCGTGTTCCTGACGTGCTGGGTCGAGACATGGAACGTGTAGAATATACCACTGGCGATGAGGATGGCATGCTGGCCCAAATGGAGCCGCATATTCCTTATCTCGAACAAGTATATTTTGCAGGTGGTGAACCTTTAATTATGAAGGAACATTATTACCTATTAGAGCAACTACAAAAACACAATAAAAACAATGTTCGTATTCAGTATAATACAAACTTCAGTGAACTAAGATACAAAGATAAACATGTGTTTGACTACTGGAAAAACTTTACTAACGTCAGTGTTGGTGCAAGTCTTGATGCTATGGGTCCACAAGCAGAATTGATACGTAAAGGCACCGACTGGCAGCAGACAGAAAACAATAGACGTAGGATGATAGAGGAAACACCTCACGTTGATTTTTATGTAAGTGCTACAGTAAGTGCAATGAATGTTTTACACGTTTTAGATTTTCATCGTATGTGGGTAGAGAAAGGATTCATACGTGCCAAAGACTTTAATGTGAATATCTGTCAAAGTCCTGAATGGTATCGTGTAGACATTTTTCCTGTATGGTTTAAAGAGCAGTATATCTATCCTGCGTATGAACAACACATTGCCTGGCTAGAATCGCAAGACGATTTAAAACGTGCAACCACTGGATTTCGAAGTTTATTAAATATGATGCAAGCAAATGATGCCAGCGAACACTGGAATCGTTTTGTGGAAGAAACTGCTAAACTCGATCGAGTTAGAAATGAAAATTTCTGGGATCTATTTCCTGAATTTGAAAAGTTAAAGCCATGAGTAGATTTAGTACATATGAAGTGTTATTGCGTAGAGGTAATGGTTTAAATAAAACAGTCTACATACATGACTGTATGAGCGACCAAGAAGCACGAGAAACTGCAGAAGCAATGTACGGTATGGAAGTACTACGGGTATTGTGGAAAGGTCGCACAGACGACTGGGAAAATAGAAATAACTCTAGTGTTGGTTCTGTTTCCAATAATAATAACAATAAGGAAACAAGTACTATGACATTTACAGAAATGGTAGGAGCAATATTAGTATTAGCACTGCTCTTCTTCCTCTTTGTAATTTATGAGATGCTGTTAGCAATCTGGGCATTTATTGTTGCTTATTGGCCATGGATATTAGGAATCAGTATACTTGCGTTTTTTATCTGGGCATGGCTTTTACCGGACGAGGAAGAAAATGAACAAGACTGAATTACCCGACACTATTTGCATGTTGCCCTGGATCAGTATAGAAACCAGTCCACATGGTACTGCTCGGCCTTGTTGTTTAAGTAGAGAAGATATTAGAGACATAGACTTAAGACAGCACACAATTGAGGACGCATATAAAAGTGAATATATGCAGATAATGCGTAGGCAAATGCGTGCGGGTGAAAAGCCAGATACCTGTAAACTTTGTTGGGATGAAGAAGCAGCAGGGCGTGATAGTAAACGTATTCATAGCCGTGTCAGGTTAAAACATTTATATCCCCTAGTAGACTGGTCGAATGATACTCCTGATCAATTATGGTTTATAGATTTGAAATTGGGAAATATCTGTAATTTGAAATGTAGAATCTGCGGTAGTTGGTCAAGCAGCAAATGGGCAGAAGAAGAAATGAAATATTTGCCTGATCATGTTGACAAAAAAACACACATCGCCTATCAATGGTTAAAGTCTGGTGCATGGCCAAGACAGAGCGAAAGATTTTGGGATAATTTAAAAACACTGCTACCACAAATAAAATACTTTGAATTTACAGGTGGCGAACCTTGGCTGATTCAAGAGCACTGGGATTTATTACAGTATGCAGCAGACCATGGATATAGCAAAAATATTGACATACATTACAATACTAATGCGACACAAGAACTAGGTCCACATACCATGGTGTGGGATAAATTTGGTCGTGTTGATATAGCATTTAGCATAGATAATGTGGGTGAACGTTTTGAGTATGAACGTTATGGCGCCGACTGGGAGCAGGCAAATAAAATTATCAACGATATACATTTTGCTAGAAGCGTGAACACACCTAATATCACTACACAACTTTGTTTTACCATTAACATCCAGAACGTCTATTATTTAGATGAACTGCTGGCATGGGCAGACACAAACCCATTTGACAGCATATACTTTAACATGTTGCACAGTCCTGACCATATGAGTATTGCACGCATGACACCTGCAGCAAAAGAACTAGTATTAAACAAATTGAAAAGCATGTTCTGGGGCGGAGAGTTTTATCAACGTGAAATTGATAATGTGATCAGGTTCATTGAAAACGGTCCAGGCAGTGATGGCACAGAGTTTGTGCGTAAAATGACACAAACTGATACCTATAGGAAACAAGACTTTAGACTGCTGTATCCTGAAATGGCAGCAGCAATGGGATATGACTAAACCCGATACATTATGTATGGCGCCATGGACGCACACATATTTGAGTCCGCAGACAGAACGTAGAATGTGTTGTGCTAGTAGAGAACCTGCACAAAACTTTCAACAATACATAGATACCGAATCTGGTACCGGCCAGTACATTCCCATTACGTTAGAAGAACACTGGAACGGCGAACATATGCGTAGTGTGCGTCGTCGTATGATGGCAGGAGAAACCCTGCCCGAGTGTGAAGTCTGCAACGATAAGTTATTGAACACAGACGTTTACCGCAGTTATTTTAATAATCTATTTGGTAATAAGTACAACGACATATTGGACACAACTGACGCGACAGGTTATACCACAATGAAGCCTATTAGTTGGGACTATAGGTTTAGTAACCTTTGCAACTTTAAGTGTCGTATGTGTGGAGACATGTTAAGCAGTGCTTGGGAAAGCGAGCAGCGGCAGCACAACATGATAGACTTTACTAATCCAAAGAATAATTGGATGCAGCCCGAAGTCAAAAAACAGATTGAACAGTTCCAAGACACTAAGATCGAACAAGAATTTAGCCAGGCTGTTAAGAACACCGAGTAGAAGAAGTCTATTGGGTAGGCGGAGAGCCTTTAATGTACGAACAGCATTGGCGTTATATGCAAAGAATTATAGAATTAGGGGACGGACCAAATTTATATGCCAGATACAATACTAATCTTAGTCGCCGCGCTTATCGGGGTGTTGATCTGTTTACTGATATTCTTCCTAGGATTCGCGATTGGCAAATCTGCGCGAGTATCGACGGAACTGGAGTTATTGGAGAATATATTAGAACAGGTCTTGACTATAACCGATGGCTTGCGAACTTTCGTGCGGGAGTTCAAATCCAGCGTCATAAAAGGCAAATGAGATTAGACTTCACATTAACGTTACCTGGCTTGTTTGAAATAGTAAATATTCAACAACTAGCAGATGAACTAGGTGTTGATGTTCTTTCAAAAGTTGTGTTTAGTTTTAGTCCCGATATAGTGATGTCGCCGTTAGCACTACCAAAGGACATATTGCATCCGTGGGTAGACGAACTCATACCTCAGGTTAGGGGCGCCTTGCAGGACACACTCGTCCAACTTAAAACTAGACCAACTTTTGCGGAGCAATGGCCCGAAGAATGTCTTCAAGGTATTCAGCGAGGCAAACAGCGTATTTTAAAACTAGAACAGATTAGAGATCAAAAAACAACGTTTACAGACATTGTGTCTAAACGTCCTGAAGTGCTCGAATGGTGGATGCAAATTGAAAACAGTTAAAGTAGTATTACGTAATCCTTTAAAATATAGTGATCAAGTCGACTACACCGTAGAAGTATTCGACAATGCATTAGCACAGGATTGGATTCCGGCACTAAAAGAATTGTTACAGAAAAATTTACTATTAGAAAAAAACTTTTGTTTTATGGGATTTCCTAAAACAGCAAGAACTTTAGATTATCTTTGTAATGAGTTAAGTCAACATTGTGCTTCTATTAACAATTTTTTTGATGATTATCAAATTGAAGAACAATTTACGCCTAACACTGTAGTAGGATTTGATTATGCTGAAAACGGTATCAACCATGAAGTAATGAACAGACTGCACAATCATTTTGAAGTTCTACAGGGTACTGTGTGGAATTTAAGTGATTATTATAAACGTGCTAACTACGAAACAAAATATGCAATCAGACAATTAAACAATATTTGCCACGAAATGGAAAACTTAATACTAAGTCAGCGCAAATATGTAACATATCCTTATTGGGTACGTCCTAGTCAAATTACTACATGGTTACAGGCACCTAGATATAATTTAAAAGATATACATAGAGAATTATTTTTACAAAATGGCTACGATAGAGTTTTAGGCGGGGTCTATATGCATTGGACACAGATTGGTAAAACGCTGTTTGAAGTTTTTAGAGATGAAGGCGCCCCTGAACTAACCGATACAGTCTGTGAAGCAATTACTGAATTAAAGTACTACAGTGGAGAGTTTGATGTAGAATGGGGCAATGATGTAGTATATGGCGGAAAACAATCTTGGCACAATGAAGAACAAAATCAGTTTAATAAATGGCTTATCGAAAACAATCGAGATCCCAAGGACAAATCACTCAGTTTAGGATATTTGCCCATAGCCCAAGTGGACTTAAAAAAAAGTTTTGGCACAACAGACTACAGAATGATTTGGGAAACGTTAGGCAATCACTTAGATATCTATAAAGTAATTGTAGATAATGTAGAACAGACATTTAATTATTGTTGGAGTGATGCTAACTATAATCAAATGCAAATAGAAATGATGAAACCTGGTTATGATTATAGTAGCAGGCGGTGATAGTTTTGTCTACGGCAGTGAACTGTCTGATTTAAAATCTACTTTTGCTTGTTTGTTATCAAGTGACAATGAGTACGTATGCATGGCCCAACCTGGGTTCAGCAATCAAGGAATTTGTCGAACAATCTTAGAAGAGATACAAAATAGAACTAACAAAAAGTTAGGAGTAATAGTTTCCTGGACTTACCCATCTAGATACGAATTTAATTTTTCTTTTAATGAAAAACTAAACTGGCAGAGTATAAATCCGTGGTTAGTGGACGAAATTTATCCAAACGAACTTAAACACATTAATCTCATAGAAAAACAACGACAAGATTTTCAATATCATGATTTTACAAAATCATGGTATAAACATGTGGGATCATCAGAATACTGGGAAACGTATACTAGTCTTAAAGAAATAGTGCAACTTCAGAATTATCTAGAATTGTACAATATACCCTACATGTTTACCTGTGCCGATACTGAATGGAAAAATACAGAAACATATTATTCCAATGATAAAACAATCAGGTCATTACGCACTCAACTTGATTTTTCTAAATGGTTCTTCTTTCCTGGTCATAAAGGGTTTTACCAATGGGCTGTGGACAATAAATACCCTATAGGAGATACACATCCTTTAGAAGCAGCTCACAGAGATGCTGCTGAATTAATGAAAGACAAATTCTATGAACTGGTTACGAAACATCTGGAATAAAATTCGCTTAGAAATCCGTTATCGTAAAAAATTAAAAGAACTACGTAAACGAGATCCATTTATCTACAAGTGATAAGTCCTTGTGTAAATGTCTGTCAGATGGTCAATAATCGATGTGTTGGTTGCGGCCGCACTCTTGAAGAAATAGCAAATTGGTCAACATATAATAATCAACAACGTCGATTGATAATGACAAGATTACAAAATGAAAAGAATAATAGGAATTAGTGCCGGCTTTCACGACGCAGGCGTGGCAGTAATTAATGATGGCGAAATACTGTTTGCTGCCCATAGCGAACGCTACAGTAAACAAAAACATGACGCAGATGTAAATGACCAAATACTGTGCGAAGCACTCGGCTACGGCCAGCCCGACTGTCTAGCATACTATGAACGTCCATGGCTTAAAAAACTAAGGCAGATTTATGGCGGACAATACGATTTAGCGTTCGATACCAGTACATTGACAGTCAAACGATATTTGCAAAAACACACCGCAATAAAAAGTTTGGGCAATGTTAAAACAAAAACTTACAATCATCATTTAAGTCACGCTGCTGCAGGATTTCAAACAAGCCCGTTTGACCGTGCTACTGTAGTTGTAATTGATGCTATAGGTGAATGGGACACTATTAGTATTTGGGCAGCGGAGTACGATCGAAAAGGAAGGGCACAATATCGTAAACTTTGGAGTCAGCGTTACCCACACAGCATCGGAATGTTCTACAGTGCCATGACCAAACACGTAGGTTTAAAACCCATGGACGAAGAATATATTATGATGGGCATGGCCGCTTACGGCAAAGTGCATTGGGACAACCTAATGAAAGCAAGATATGTTGCCAACGAGTCTACTGCGGAATTTAAAGAAAATTTGCACATTGGTGTAAATAGTACGGAATGGACTAGTACTGAAAACTTTGATATTGCAGCAGGTGCACAGAGTTTGACAGAAAACTTGATTTACAATATAATGCGTAAAGCAAGGGATTTTGGATTCAGTACAAATCTTGTTTACATGGGTGGGGTGGCACTAAACTGCCTTGCAAACAGAAATTTAGGAGCGTATTTTGAAAACATTTGGATTATGCCTAATCCTGGCGATGCTGGTAGTAGTCTTGGCGCCGCTGCTTTGGCCTTTGGCGGCCGCATTCATTGGACTAATGCTTTTCTTGGCCACGATATCCCT